CAGAGTCCCAGATTCTTGTCAGTGCCGATGCGCTCTGGCCGATTCCGCTTACTCCGTATTTATGCAATCCCTCAGCTTCTTCGATCGCACTTACTTTTTCAGATACAACAGTCAAGTCTTCCTTTAAGTCAAGTAATTCATCGCCAGTTTTCTTTGCATCGGCAGCCATGCCCTGTGTACTAAGCGTGTCATCAGTCTCAAATGCAACGGAGTTATATACTCCACCCGATGTCCATGTTGTTCCGTTATAGTAATACCAGTTCCCATTCTGATATCCAGTCTCACTGCCAGTATAAACATATACTTTATCTTCATCGGTCATTTCCGCAACAGTACTGGCGACAAGCGGACTACCAACTAAAGACTCAAGATGATCAATTTGGCTTTCAAGACCATTTAATTTTGCTTTATCTTCATTTGTAAAATCATTTGTAGATAAACCTTTGCCATTTACTTTATCTACTTTATCCACTATGCCTTGCTCAATTTTATTGAGTTTTTCAGAGGTGACTATGTCGCCTTTAGCCCATAGTGTTGGTGTATAAGCCATTTATATCCCCCCTTTATATAGTTAAAATCATGTAATCAACCTCGCCGACCCCAACAACATTTGAAGTTTTGTCATCACCGGGAGTAGGCTTGTGCTTCTTAGATGTCCACAGCACAAACTGGTTTGACTCATATACATAAATTTCAGATCCGTTCTCACCATTAATGACATACAATTTACTGCCAACGGAAAATTTAGCAGAGTCGGCAAGTCCAGCAACATCAGCGCCACTAGACGGTAAAGGGGATGGCTTTGAAGAACTAATAAGCCTTACCTTAAAAGCATCTATAGGAAATTCACTGTATTGCGGTATTACATGAGAATCTCTAGGGTATTTCTCACATGTTAAACAATAAACCATGCAAACACCCCCATTTAATCAATCCATACTGGCGAATTCCACAACTTAAATTCGTCGTCAACATAAATATAAACCTCAGACTCGCCATTCGAATCAACGACGTAAAGCAGACTGCCGACAGAAAATTTTGTACCGTCCGCAAGATCCTCTACGTCAGTGCCGTCCACTGGCATAGTCTGCGGTTTCTCATTTGTAAGTAATCTAACTTTAAAAGTATCAATGGGGAAGTCACTACCATAGGGTATGACTTTTGTATCTGTTGGATACTTTTCGCACGATAAACAATAAATCAAATAAATCACCCCCAATAAATAAATAAAGAGAGCCAGTATTTCATGGCTCTCTTACACCATATACTTCTTAACCCACAGTAGTCTGTCCAATCTTACTAATCAAATCGCTGACATAGTTAGAGCCACGGCTCATAATAATACCAGTAAGCACCATGCCAATATAATGATTAACCGTCAGCCCAAGAGGCACAAACAAATCTGCATTAAATGCAAATGCGATTGCAACTCCAACGGCGATTGTCACAAGCTGCGTAATAGCCGTCTTCTTGTCGCCACCATAGAACATCTCAGCGATATTCTTACCATACTCAACAAGTCCCTCAATCAGAATTGCCACTGCGATAATAACTGCAACTGTCATAATTCATTTCCCCCTTTAAAATAAAAAAAGATTAGAGAAAATCATGCTTCTCTAACCGCTTTTGATAATCTTTATTAATATACTCAATCGTTGCTTCTGTTTGGTTGTTCTTAAAATCAGGATTAGCCGAACAGTATTTATTGTAATTTGTGATATCTGTCATCACTTGGTCGTATGAATCCTTCGTATGTTTTCGCCCCTCAAGAAGTTCGTCCATGAACTTGAGTATTCGGACACGAGCGGTTATTGCCTCCCGTTCTTGTGCCTCCTTGTCTATCTTGTCAATCTTCTTGTCAAGCTTCTCAATCATATCCATAATCTTCTTAGAGCAGTCATCCTTTTTATCCTTTCGCTCCATGAGGAACTGAATAAATCCCCACAGAGCATTCGAACCTATAACGGCTACAATAACCGTTATTACTAATTCCTTGTCCATTGGTTGTATACCCCCTATATTTTATAATTTTCCTTTACTTCCGCTTAATATAGGAAGAATATACATACCCATACTTCCCATTATATTTAATAAGATACCAGTTGCCACTCTGACTGCATACGCCTACTTCTGTTCCTTTACGAAGAGGAGAGAAACTACAAGTCTTGGCATTACTGTTGGGCTGAAGCCTCACATTAAGCGTCCCACCATTCGTAGTTACAACACCAGTCCATTTAACTGTGTGAATATCATCTGTTACAGGGTCGGGATTCGAAATCTCGCTCACCTTTGTTTTACTAATATACTGCTTTTGTACATAGCCAAATTTGCCGTCATACTTAATCAGATACCAGTCGCCCTGTTCATGCGATACGCCGACTTCCGTGCCTTGCTTTAAGCCACTAAAAGAACACTCTTTTGCGCTCGTGCTAGGCTGAAGCCTCACCGCAAGTTTTGTATTCCTACCAATATTGACATAACCTTTCCACTTAACTGTATGAATATCGTCAGATACGACAACCTTATTTGCGTCAGATGTGATAGCAGTAGAAGAGTAGTCGGGACGGCAGAATTTAGCATTAACATCGCTGAGATTATACGTTTTCTGACATACGCCACCGCCGTTAGGTACAACAGTAGATGCGCCACTTGTATTGCCCTCGATTGTTGTGAACCGATTACCATTAACGGCAATAACCAATCCCGTATGAGCATATTCTCCATTTTTCCAAAAGATTACAATGTCGCCAACTTGTGGAGTCGAATACTTTGTGAATAACCCGGCAAGAGTAGGGCAATAAACATACGGATAGTGCTTAAGTAATTCTTTCGCACGTTGTTTGCCAAGCGCTTCTGTGAACACCCAACAAATAAATGCCGCACACCAATAAGCACCATTCCACTCTGGCTTCACAGACCAATATTTAACAAAATTTCTATCCCCGGCGTTTGCAGTTTTGCTATCAAGTTGGCTATTAGATTTCTTTTCAAGATATCCAATTTCCGCCTTTGCAACCTCGATAACTTTCTCAAGTTCAGATTTGGTTATTTCTTTTTTGGGTTCAGAATCAATTCCATCCGCTTGAGAACTACTGTTATTAACAATAAAGTAGAATGGCTCATACTGATGAGATAAATCAACATTGCCATTAATACCATTGACAGACCCTTTAGATGTGTACTGCCACATTACATAAGTGCCTGTGTATTTCGTTGCATTAACGCCGTACTCTGCCACCCATGTATTCTTAACAGCGTTACTTGGGATATTGCTCATATCAAGATTGTTGTAAAGCCAAGAGCGTGAAGCATATACACCACACGAAATTCCCCAACTCAGAAGATCCTCGCAGATAATACGAAGCATTCTTGTTCTCTTCTCCTTTGAAAGAGTATCAGAACGCCCACTCTTATCACTTTGAACAACCTCGCTATCCAAATACACCAACTGCACTCCGCTCTTAACCACTTCATTCTTAATAAACAAAGCCTCTTCGTGTGCCTCTGCGTCCGTAATAGAACACGGGAAGAAATAGAAGTAGTGTTCGATGCCATATTGTTCACATGCGGATCTGTATTCCTTGTATTTAGGGTCGTATGTAATAGTGCCAGTTTTACTCCCCCTGTAACCGATTCTAATAATTACGGGATAACCAACCGCCTTAACCGCACTCCAGTTCGTGACGTTATTAAACTGCGAAATATCAATTACGGTTCTCTTTACGAAAGCAGAAGCGGTCACTTTTTCCCCATAACAATTATCGTCGAACTGCCACGTTTCTCCGTCAATCATAACGGTAACGCTACGGTATGCATGACCTTGGTTTTTGTCGCTTGCCGGCTCAAGATAACATTTCTTATTCTTGTAATCCAACCAACCAGTCTGCATATGACCATCCGTAGGATTGAGGTAATACCAGAAATTGTTGTTGTAAATCCAACCAGTCTTCATATCGCCATTCGTCTTGTCGAAGAAGAACCAACTGTAGCCCTTTTCCCACTTAAGATACTTCCACCCAGTAGCCATGTATCCATGCTCATCAAAGTAGAATACTCTAATAGCCCCTTGCCAAAAGATTGTTTTCCAACCAATTGCCCATGCGCCATTCTTGTATCTATAACACCACCCTTTAGGATATTTAACCCATCCCTCTTGGTATTCGCCACTGTATGGTATCTCGTAAGTCCAAATAGATCCGCCTTTCATTATAGTGGCTCTCTCCATAGCGAAAGTCATTTCAATATCAGAGCCAATACAATCAATAACTGTAATACCAGCCTCTTTGCACCGTCTTGCGCCATAAAGCGTAAAGTCATTAGTCCCAACGCCTCTAGGCTCTAAGTCGTTGTACCAACATAACTCAGCACCGCCCGACTTCAAACCATTTGCCTGTGTCTTTGGGCAGTTGTTTCCATGATGTGGTATTTTGAAGAATTTAACTTTTAATCCAAGTTTTTTAATGAAATCCCATATAGAATCTGAACCATCACCGCTTGTCCAATAATATAAGTCGGGGAAATACAAACACAAAGAACCGTCATTCACATAAGACCAACCATACGTGTCATTATCTTCAACACGGGACGGCTGTTCCCGATAAACATTAAATTTAATGTCTCCAAGTTCGACCTTGTCGCCGTGAACAAGATACTGCACATCAATTTTTCTTTTCTCAGCCTCATATATGATATCGTTAAGATAATCGATATCATCTCTTACAGAGTCACTGCCTTTATTATTTCTAAGTCCCTTTTTCAGCGAATCGGAATCATAGCAATAAAAGCGCATAACTGTGAAATAAGAATCTTTTATAATATCTAAAAGCCCATCCCCGTGATCATTGTGGGGATGGGTTAAAAGCAAATATACTTCTTTAATTTTATTTTGTTTGAGATAGGAGATAAGTCTCGTAGAGCATTTACCTAAACCGCCGTCGATTACTAAACAGATATTGTTTTTAGTATCGATAAAGACTTGGGTGTCTCCATACCTCGTTTCTTTACTAGGTTTACCAAAACTAGGTATCCAACTTTTTATCATATAATCACCTCATTAAGTTAGCCATTGACAAGCGCCAATTGTTGCATAAAGGACTCTCACATAAACACCACATCTAGCGGTTTGACCAGAATTGGTATTTAAATTCCAAGCATACACATTTAATATTGGGTCTGCTCCAGTAAATACAAAGCATTTTGTTATTATGCACCAGTCTACATTTTTAGCTGTGCCAGTAGACGGATTAAAACATCCATACCCAATTGTGCCTAAAGCGTAATATCCATCAATCCCTATATGTTCAGTTATACTTCTTCCACCATTAACAATAAGGTCAACATCCCATGAAAAAGTTTTAATAGCTATCGGCGCTTTGCTATTAACGCTAAGTCTGCCAACCACATTTAAATCACCATTAATAATTTGATTATTATCAACGGTAAGATTGCTTCCTATAAATGTGCTACCATCATTTGAGACATTAAACTTTACATTGTTATTTTCATCTTGGCATTGAATATAATCAGTAGGGGTAGCACTGTCTTTTTGTAATTTAATACTTGAGGCGTTAACACGTCCTATTGAATTTACTGCGCCAGTCTTAGAAACGCTAAATACGGTATCATCATTGACATCTATACATTCTATATAATTATCCATTTCCGATTGACTGTTTTCTGACAATTGTAATCCATAGCCTTCAATATCTCCCATTTCTGTTCGACCATTCCAATCTACCGTAAATGCATTAGTTCTATATTCACCATAAATACCATTGCCAATCATAAATGCATAATTTTTTTCTGGATCATCATTATTATATCTGCCAATTGCGATTTGATTATCAGAACTTGCCACTAATCCTTCTCCAATTGCAAAACTGTTCGCACCGTGTTCGGAATTTATTACCCTAGAACCAAAAGTATACGATGTATTTTGATATGTCTTTGTTTCTATTACAACAGAATAAAGCGCATCATTTCCTATTTGATAAGATACAGATGTTGTTTTTGGTTTAATTTGTGCGCTATAGTCAAAATATAAAAAGGTCATATTGGCATTATGTTGAACCGTACATCTCATTTCTTTATTTAACGAATATGAGGATAAATATTCTTCTTCACCTATATACCAAGCAGTTTGAGTTTCATCCTTAACTGGGTCATCAATATTAAGTGTTAACGGAACACTAGTATATGTTTGACCATCCCAAATGTAATTAAAACTTACTGTAGCAGCAATGTTATGAAAATAATAAAATTCATCGGAAATAGTAAAACTTCCACTGAATTTATCTGTTTCGGAAGAAGTATTTTCGAAAGTACCATTTTTAGTAATGGTTTTTTCTTTTTCAGAACTGCCGCTTATAATATTAAAATTCTTAACACCAATTTCTGAAATGCTACTAATTGAAGTAGAAGACAATTCTAATCTTGGCTTACCAAGTTGACCAAGTATTACCGTATTATTTCCAAAACTACTTAAAACAGTTTGACCGTTTCTAATATCTACGGAGTCATTGTCGATAAATACATTTTTCCCAGTCGCTTGACTTGGAGTTTGTCCCCCTTGCGTCATATTCGCAATCATGATGCCAGTAGGATCAACCGACAAATAATTCGTAGCCACTTTTTTGGCGTCATCGACTTGGTCGCCAATCTGTGAATCAACCTCATCGTCAATATATTCGGTAAGAGGTTTTGCGCCTATTGTAATAGAATTGCCAGCAATCTTTACATCGCCGTTAGAATCTACATAAATGTATTTCTCTACATATGGTCTGCCTTGATCGTCTGTCTTTTGTTTTTGAACAACAAACAGGTCAGAGTTGTCCTCGCCATCAATAGCGGTAACTTTAAGACCGTCATCACCCATTTCAAATTTGCCTGACTCTGAATAAATCTTAAGGTTTTCGCCAAGTATCAGTTTACCAATGACTGTATCCGCAATTATTCCATACGTATCAACTGTATCGCCAGTCTCAGGATCAACATAAGAAAAATGCCCAAGACCAGTCGAAACTGTTTCCCAAGCATCTCTAGTTATATATATTCCGTTATTATAAATACGAGCCTGTTCGGGGAGGTCTTTAAACCCATCGACACGCTTTAACAGAATTCCGTCATCATCGTATACAATGTTCGTATTTCCCCTAGACACAATTGCCTTAACTGCCTTAAAATCAATTCCGCTGTCCTTAAAGAATTGGACGGTTTCAGACGCATCCTTTCCTTTATCTGCCTGTCGTGCAGTATAGTCATATGTGGTTGCCATACTCCTTGATTTAGAAAGTATCGATTCTACGTCAGAAATAACATTGCCGACACGGACTGAATCCGTAAACTCTATGTCTAAATCATCGATGTTATCATAATCAACTTCCCAATTCGCAAGTCTAAGTTTATAAATACTGTCATCAACTCGTAACCAAATCCAATTACCGACTCTAAACTTTTTCTGCAATCCGCTGAACTCATCCAATAACAAGAAGTTTGAAAGAGGAGCGGAGATTGTATGTTGCAATGTCGAAGCCTTAATAATTTCTTTAGTGGCAGTATTAATAAAATTCTGTGCCTGTTCAATAACCTCACCGTCCGTTAAGCCATCGGATATATAGTTTGGATTTGAGTACTCAGACTCACGCCTATAAAAAGACAACTCTTCCCACAGCGTATCACCAAGATAATCATGAAGATCAAGCGCATCTCTTATTTCGTTCTGCTTTTCTTCAATAATATCGATAAGTCCCTTGTTTTGAAACGCCGGGTTCTGCACACCATCCTCATCTGTTGGCTGAAGTAAGCCCGACAATTCTGTTTCTCTTACTGCAATCTCATTTTGTATTGCACGGCTTTTTTCAAGATATGGCAGATACAATTGAGTGTATATATCCGTGTCTAATGTGTCTTGGCTTGCAACGCCCTGTTCGCTCAGAACCGTAATTGCACTTGTCGCCATACTCAACATGATATTCAGATAATCAAGGCTATACAGTTTTAATCTATTCTTAAATGAAACAATATCCTCATCGGTCTTGAATAGATTTACGACACTTACATCACTTGCTTCTCTGCTTGCCATTGTTTTTTGAACGGATTGTGTAAGCCAGTCTGCATATTTTTCATTATCCGTACTGTCAAACAATGTGATCGTAAAAGTGTCAGTTGCGGTATCCTCATCATCCCTATACGCAGTAACAGTAATAGTGCCAGTCCAAACCTTATTATCTATACTGTTTGTAAACACGCTAACTTTATATCGGGAAGTATCAATATAGACTTTCGCATAAGACTGGATGGCGGAGTTCGCCGTCGTATATGGTATAGTTCCACTTGCATCTACGATTCCAACCTCGGTAAAATCGCCGTCCTGCAACAGCGCCAACTGCTCGGTTGCGGTAGTGTCCGTGACCTTTTCTGATGGTGGCATCATCTCGCTTTTCAAAAAGCCATACATATTTAAGGCATTATAATACGCTTCTGTAAGTTCTACTGTACCCGTAATGGGTGTGGTAATCTTAACTAACTCATCATTAATATCGTCGTACTTATCGACAAGTGAATTATAAGAAGACTCAATAAAAGCACTTGGTATGCCTATCTCTATGTCTTTTTTATACGCCTCAACAAGTGCCTCATACTCTGTGATTTTTGCAGCAAGTTCATCGCTCATGTCTTCCAACATATCGTCTGAGAAATGCCACATATATTGTGACATTGACGGATTACAAGACTTGATTGCCGACGTCATCACGTCGTCTCCAGCGACTAATCTGAAACAGTTTTTCATATTGTCCGTATTAGAACTGTAATTAATAGACTGCGCCAAATTCTCTTTGGATATAAAAATCCCGGTATCTTCACCATAGCCACTTACAATATTTGTAGATCCGCAATTCATGCAAACGCCATCGTGAAACTCTCCACGGGTATGACACTCTTGGCAATAGTCCTCTAAATCATATGCGCTGATTGTCCTGTGATACTTGCCGTCATTTTCGCTCCATTCGCCATAAACAAATAAACAATTCACCTCATCCGCAATCTTATTTAGGGCATCTTGAATTGAATCGCCATTAAAAGAAAATACTCGGAATAATCCTTTAAGCGAATCATCGACATGGTAAATCTGATAATGTGGTGCTTTGTCTTTCAATATCCTGTGAAGCAAAGATGCATTATGGTTTTCCTCGTCGTAGAAAACCGTTTCCACATAATCACTTCTTCCAATGTCGCTCTCTGTATTGATTTCAGTCTCATAGAGATTTAACTGTCCAAGTTCAGATTCATTGGCATGTGTACATGTGACATGTTTGACAATCTCATTTTCTTCGTCTATGGATACAGTTGCTTCAAACCATGTATTGTCATACGGCATCTGTATAAATTTAAAATCTTTTATTTTATACCAATCAGCGTATACATTGCCGTCAATTTCTTTCGTTACATCGAACGACAACTCAGCCACATCAGCCAGCGGATGGGTGACATTAATACTTGAAACGTTTTGGATCACTCCAATTTTATCTCCGCCCCTAGAAGATAATACCAAGACTGGTTGTGCGATTTGTCCATTCGCATCAACGTCAATCAGTTTGTTCCCCTGTAAAAGGGCTGTTACATCACTCAAATCATCACCGCCTTTGCATATGGATTGTATTCGATAATAAATTCTATCGGAAGATTTGATGTTATAGAGTTTTCAACATTTCCAAATGCGCTAGAAACTCTATAAAATACAAAATTAAAATCGTTCATAATTTTATGAGATGAGACAGAAGAGGAGATTTGTAAGTCTTTGGAAATCGTTATTATCTCGCCAGAAACACAATTTTTAATTATTGTTTCCCGTCCATCATGGCTGTTGCTAAACTTTAAATCGCCATCTCCCTTTAAAAGAATTGTAAGCTTTGGATAAATATATCCAATCTCATCAGAGGCACAATTGTATTCAAACTCTTCGTTCGATTCTATATCACCTCTTACAACGACGTCGTTCATATATCCAAATGGAGCATCACACTCAAATGTAAGATGTGCGCCAATTCTTCCGTCTCCAAGCGTATATTCCTCAACGATAAAAGATCCACGCCAAAAAATCCCAGTATATTCATCGTCGCCAATAGCCCTTAACACATGTGGGGTTGGACGTGATAACCATCGTTTCAAAAACGACATCTCGCTTACAGAGATATTGTAGTCGAACCTTTCGTTGGCGGTGTTAATTCGACACATATCTTTCCCAATATATAATTCCATCTTAAGAACATCGTCATATATATAAGATGAAAAAGGCTGATACTTCCCACGCATCATGGTTGCATGATTGAAAGTTATCTGTGAGTCTGTATTAACTTCGCCATCTTTTACGCTATCAAAATTAACAATAGCATATCCAAAATCGCTCAATAATGTTCCATCATATTTGAAATCTGTGACCAATTTCTCACCACCTTTACATATATATTAACTATCGAGGGGCAATTCTCTTTTCATTAAGTCTAATCTATCGGCAACCTCATCACGCATTTTTCGTGCCTCATCAAGATATAACTGCGCCTCTCGTAATATTCCATCTAATTGTTCGTGTTTTGCCTTTAACAACTCAAGCGAGTCATTATATTCTTTCATTGTTTCATCAGGCTGTTCGCCCTGTTTCTTCTTTTTCTTTTTGTCTTTACCCATCCTTTTTCTCCATTTAAAAAAGTCTAGCCAGTATATTTCAACCGACTAGACTTTCAATTAAAACTTAATTGCATTTTTTGCGAGTGATCCGTGTCCGTTCACCCGACCAATAGTAATCTCTTGGATAAACTGTTCGAAGCGCTTGTCTTTTCTGAGCGCATTCATGAACTCAGTAGGGCTTCGCAGACCATTAAGATTAAACTCAAGATTCACATTATTGCCACTGCCATATGTATTATTTACGCCCATTCCCCTCAAGAATTTTGCAGGGTTGTTGGCAAAATCCCACATAGTTTTAGTGGCATCACCATTAAACACGGTATCCCCGGAGTTCAGCCTCGTGAGTATCGCCCCATCCGATTTTCTGACAATCGTTTCGGGCATTCCCTCATTCGTCCAATACAGACCATCAGAACCGACAGCCCTAGTCCCCGATTTATAGCCACGCCATTTACCATTAGCTTCAAACCACTTTTCGCCGTCAACAGTTTTGAATTTACCATCACGAGCCATGGCGCCACTTTCGGTAAACCAGTACCATGCATCATACTTGGGATCATAATACCACTCAGACGCTTTCATAGTGCCATCGGGATTGAAGTAATACCAGTTCTGCCCACTGCCAGACTTAAGGTAATTCCATCCTTTGGCGGCGACTCCTGACTCACCCATGTAATACCATTTGCCGTTGCTCTTAATCCACTGGTTCTTAGCCATAGCGCCAGTCTTGCCGTCCATGTAGTACATGTTGCCACCGACGTTCTGCATACCAGTAAGCATTTCGCCATTGCCATTAAAGTAGAACCAGTTTCTGCCACCGCCCCAGTCGAGTTGTCTCCAACCAGTCGAGGCTGCGCCAGTCTTATCCATGTAATACCATTTACCGCCACTCTTGACCCATTTATTTTTAGCCATTGCACCAGTTCTGGTATCCATGTAATAATTTCTTCCGCCGATATTCTGCATTCCCTTGAGCATGTCGCCTTTATCATTGAAATAGAACCAGTCGTTTCCGCCCGACCATTTCAGATATTGCCAACCAGTTGATGCCGCACCGTTGCCACCAACAAACGACCAACTATTGCCTTTGGTAATCCACTTGTTCCTATCCATTGCGCCACTTGCGCCAAGGTGATAGTACTTGCCATTAGGATCCTGATACCACTCGTTCGCCCTCATCCGTCCGTTACTTTCGAATGAGTACCATTTGTTGTCAATTAAACTCCAACCAGTAGCCTTTTCGCCATCGTTAAAAGTCCATTCCCAGTTTTTGCCGTTCTTGCTCCAATTGCCGTCAAGTCCGCTTATTTTATTGGTGTTGTTTCTGACTCTTGTACCAGTCTGAGCAGCACTGTTCATAATACCCTCAGTAGATGAGATAGCAGAATCTTCTTTTGCAATATTGCCACTTTGCGTTTGTTCCGCATTCTTTATTGCATTTTGGATATAATCATCTATATCCTTTACCGCATCAGCAATGCTCGTAACTTTCTCTATAAAATCGCCATTAGTAAAGTAGGACGCAAGATCTTTGGAGTCGGACGCATTGTTGAAAATAGTAGAAGCGCCCTCACTTAAGGCATATCCAACGTCATTCGCAGCAGTAGTAATCGCTTCCTTTATAATGGAAGAGTTTGCATCGACGCCATTAATAACAGCCTCTATTAACGCATCAATATTATCTAACCTTGCATTGAGAATATCCTCGTATTCCTCTTGCAAATCCGATAACAATTTCTTTGTCTGTGAGATACGCCTGTCTTCCTCAGTTTCCGCCAAGTTTTCTCTTGCGTTTCTAAGGTCGTTCTCTAATTTCTGCCTACGAGCCATTCCCTCTTCAGAGTTATCATTGCCATAGGCATTTAACTGTTTCTGTAATTTATTGATATTCTCTTGCGCAGAAGATACTTTCTTGGCATAATCATGCTCGTCTTTTTCCGCATCAAGTAAATCAGTGTATTGGTCTATAAGTTCCTTTATCGCATCAATTTGAGCCTTAATGCCGTTTTTAACAAGGTCAACAATTGAGTCTTTATACTTTTCAGCATCCTCAATTGCGTCTCTTTGGGATTTTCTCAGTTCGTCACGGCGCTCAATTAAGTCTTGGTTGTATGGGTCATTTGCAATATCTTCATTTATTTTGCGGATTTCGTCAGCATACTTCTGTGCCTCTTGCATAGCAACGTTATACTGTGCAGATAATACGCCAAAAGCAGATATTCCCTCATTCGTCACACGACCATTTTTATCATAGAAGTTTTCCTCATCGCCAAGGATTCCATACAAAAATTCAAGTTCATCGTTGATATTCTCAATTTTCTCTAAAGCACGATCAAAGATTTCCCATTCGGTTTCTCTGATTTCCTTATTGAGTTTTTCAATATTGCTAGTTGATTCAGCAATGCTTTCACGAATATCATTAAGGGTATTGAGCATATTGTAGTATCCCTCAGAATTTTTGGTAATTTCACCACTTCTAAGGGCTTCAGCAATAACACCCTCAAGCGCCCTATACTCCTCTTGAAGTTTTGTGACTTTACTGCGCTCTTGGTCTAACTGCCTAAGTCTTAATGTATTAGATGTAATTCTGCCAGTGTTCTCAGCCTTTTCAATAAAACTGTCAAGCAACTCATAAACGTGTTGTATTTGTTCTATCTGATTTTCAAAGTCTGTTTGTCTGACGTCAAATCTCTGTTGCCATAATTCACCCTCATTGACCTTTAATTGATAAATTGCATCACGACAATCAAGGGCGAGTTCATCATTTGTATTTTACTGGTTCGCTACGCCAGGAGAGTAATAACTCCTCATGCTTTCACATGAGATTAGACTATATCTTTAGAGAATTCAGTTTCTCATATTCATTTTTTCGGATTGCCAATCGCTTGCAACCCTACTCCTATATAGGATAGTCGTTGAGCGTTCCCCTGTTCGGGGCTTCGTTGCTGATTGCCACATAACATATAATTTTCAAACATTCACGTTTAGGCATATTTCATCCTTGCGTTGTAGTTTATATGTCTTCGCAGTTTTCCAGCAGTTAAATGAATTAAGTGGCGTGAATTCCACCACTTTCGATATTCCTCTATCTTGTCCCAGAGATCCTCATCTGTAACATCGTCAATAGTAAGGTTTTCGCCAGCCCTTACTCTCGCCGCCCAAGTCCCATTAAGACCTACACTGTTGGCTTTTGCCAAATAGCGGTTATATCCAATTTGCTGGACTTTGATTTCTTTTCTGACTTTTGCCAGTTCTTTATTTAAAGCACTGGTTCTGCCAGTAAGATTAGTAAATGTATCAGACGCAATCGTATCAAGATTTTTGATATCCCTCTCAATCCTATCGATATTGATTTGGATTTCGTCGAGAACTTCATTAAACTCTTTAGCATCTTCCTTAGAACCCGAAGAACGACCGCCGTCGCTTCCGCCACCGCCATTTCCACCACCGCCACTTGACGATGATGATTTGGCTTTCTTAAACGAGCCACCGCCAGTTACTTTCCTAGCATGAGCAGTACCTTTAACAGTGCCACTAGCAAAAGCACCACCAAGAATACTTGCATAATTCTTTGTCCAGCCCTTTTCAAGAAGTTCCTTTGTCTGATCGGCACTGAAGATAATATCATCTTTGCGTAGAGACGCAAACGTAGGCATACCATCATTGAAAATCATCCAAGAATCTTCGGATGGTCTTACAACAATTTCTGCGCCAAGTTCATTAATTAAAGAATCCTCGTTTTGTTTTAAACCATATTTACTAAGACCACCTGCATGAGCAGTACCACCAACATGAGCCATGCCTTGGAAAGCAGACCTTGGTACAGTTCCTTTATAGTTACTCGGAGCGCTACCAACAGTTTCTATATAATATGTAATAGTCCTAGTCCCACTATCGGGTAAATTATCGACAGCAGAAGCACCAATAACATCAACAGTATATGTTACCGTCGCAGACTTATCACTTGGCTGATAATTGGTCGGAGCAGTATCATCTACACCATAAACGACATTTGCGTCTTTGCTTACGGGAGTATAAGACTCAACCGCCGTATTATCTAACTTTGCGACAACGTTTGTCTCAAGCGGATTTGGCTCATAGTTTAGGTGTACGGTTTGTGATGATACAGAGGGCAAGTCGCCCTGTTCGTACTGAACACTAACGGTAGCCGTACCCGTTGTAGTTGGAGTATTTGTCGGTTGCTGATACTCGACCGGGATTTGAATTTCCTCGTTTTTGAGTTTCTCAATAATCGTGTTGGCATCATCGCCGTCAACGCCGATTGCCATCTTTATATCAGGCGGAAGATTTGCTATCTGTTCTGCCAGTAATTGAACTTGGTCATCGTTATTTACATCAACATCTACTGTAGATGTTGCATTGATACTATTAATAGCCTCTATTCTTCCCTGTAAAGAACCAAGTAAATTATACGCACTATCAAGATTGTCATAGTTTACTTCATTCCCAATGTCGGTCTGAGACAGAAGGTCAAGTTTCTCTTGCAGAGAATCAATAATAGCCTGATACGCTTCAGCAGATTCTGGATCTATATCTGGAGATGCAACCACGTCGCCCAGTTGCTCTAAGGCGGTGTTAATTTCATCAACGGTATCTATTTCACTTAAATCGATATCAATTAAATCAGTATCTCCAACCTCTGCGCCGCTATCACGAAGTTCTTTCAGTTTTTCTTGGGCTTCTTCAGCTTTCTCGGTAAGCGAATCAAACTCAGCCAATTGATCTTCATCCATGAAATGAATATCAAAACCATAGTCGCCAAGTTTCTTGAATGCAGCCTCAACGAGGTCAACACTAATGCCTAAATCATCTGCGATTTGAGAGGTATTAATGCCGTCTTCAAAGTTATAGAAGTCGCCCTCTTTTGTCGCCTCGCCAAGTTCAACGAGTTTATCGGCGAATGCGACCGCACCCTCTTGTCCCTCGGTGAAATACTTCTTAACAGTGTCAACGCCGTTTTCATAGGCTTCCGTTATTTCGTCTACTGATGCAAGAGCCAAGTCTTCATTTGAGTATAATTGAGCAATTGCTCTAAATTCATTTGTGCCAACTAAGCCTTTATCATAAAGTTCTTTACCACGCTTTATAGCAGTGCTTGCAATCGTATCATATTGATCGCCAGCCTCGCCCATCTTCTGAGCGTCAACCCACTTCTGATAGGCGCTCGTTGCGCCATCGTAAGCAGAGGCAAGGAGTTTAATATTATCCAATCTTTCTTGCCAAGCCTGCCGTTCTCCATCAGTAGAAGCATTGGCAAGATGTTCTTCTGCTTCTTTAATACGTTTAATAAACTCGGCTTTTGTTGTATTTTCCTGTTGCGCCTGTAAAGCACGAAGAGCGTCTCTATTGACAATTATTCCATCGGCAGTTCGCTCAAATAATTCATCAATATCGCCGTCGCCAAGTTCTTTCTTATATGCATTAAGTATTGTCGCTACATCGCCAGTAAGCGCACCAGTTTCAGCATCAATACGTGCCGATAAGCCACCACTCTTAAAGCCATTAACAAGGGCGGCGTTTACTTTATCAAGAGTATCGATAGAAGCAGATGCTGACTTCATGAAGTCGTCAAATGAACTTTTCGCCAAATCAACTTCACTAGTAAAAGCGTCAGCACCGTATACAACTTTCATCAAGAAGTCAGAAAACAGTTGTAAATCATCCGGGTTGCCTAAATTGATATCGGAATTCCACAGTTTCGCCAACTGTGCCATATCTTTATACATGGCACTATTTGGATCTCCAAGTATAGCCTGTATGTCAACTCCATCAAGTTTAAGTTTCTTGATATCGCCGACTGTTTTGCGGATTATGTCCGCATATTTTGCAAGACCATTGGTTGCGTATGTTGTTTCATCATCAACAATGTCTTGCCAATCCATCATCTTTTCTGACGCCGTATCAATCTGATTAGTTACGTTGGTAAAGAAGTCTTCGTATTGCGTCCCCTCAAATGTACTCTCGATATTATCACGATAGTACGCAAGCATCTCAGAGCGCTTCTTATACGCAGATGCGACGTCGTCGCCAGCTAATGCTTCGTTATATTCTTTTACAAGTTTAGAATATTTTGCAAGTTCATCACCGTATCCGTCGTCGTATAATGATTGCTCAAGATATGCTTGATAATTTGCTTGGTTCGCATCAAGAATTTCATTATTCTTTGCAAGAAGCTTACTGGTTGCCCCAATAACACTATCAATAAATTGTTTCTCAGTATCATTTGCGGTCGCCTTGAGTTGCTCAAGCCTGTCCATTAAAGCACGAATATTTTTATCGGCTTCAGTTACATCACCTGTAAAATCAAAACTTAAATCTCCCTGATCCTTGAAACCATTCTGCACATACGCCATCTCAATCTTCTTCATGAGATCACTTCCAGAGCCATTACTAAACAGAGTATAGGTTCTGTCTTTTGTCATCTCATCGATAGACTGCTGATACGCTTCTCTGTTGTTTTGAAGATTTCTATGGGCTTCTTTTTCTGTAATCTGCGAAATAAGACCTAACTGAGTTTCGTATTTGCCATTAATTAAGTCAAGTTGTCCTGCGTCAGCACCGTATTTTGCACTAATCTGATTTTGTAAATCGAGAAGTTGTTGCTTGATGCCAATACGTTCAGACTCCGTAAGATTTACGTTTTTGAGTTGGTCGTTGAGTTCAGTATATTGACGCTTAAAATTATCAACACTGGACTTATCGTCTCCCCATTTTTCCGTTGTAGCAGTTGCCTGTTTTCTTAATTCTTCTTGTTGTTTTTTACGAGCATTGATTGCAAGGGCGGTAATACCAGCCACTGCGGCAACGCCAGCAGTAATCAGCCCGGCTGGACTCATTAAAAATCCACCAAGATTACTGAATAATCCACCAAGAGCAGACCCAGCGCCACCTGCTTTTGCACCAAGCGTCCCAAGTACGCCACTAAGCCCCTTAATTGTACCAGTAAGACCAGCGCCACTTCCTTGTGCCGCCTCCAAAGCAGTAGCAAGAAGTTCCACTCCATCACTTGCAACTTCAACACTTTTAGCGCCGTTAACTGCGGTAGTAAAGATTTTGGCAATACCAAGACCTGTTAAAGCAGTACCAAGAACGCCGATATGTTCTATGAGTTCATCTAAAATTCTGAGGAAAACCGTTCCAAAACCAACTGCGCCTTTAATGAAATCTGAGCTGATTACATCTGTGGAGAGTTCTTGAAAGGCAACGTGAAATTTATCAAGACTTGCCTGAATCGATTGACCGTAGACCTCCAACTGGGAGTTCATTGAACCAACAGCAGACGTATTTGCGTCAGCAACAGTTTCTCTGGCTATCGACATCTGACTAAGAATTGCATTTAAGACATTACCGTTACGCTTCCCGGCAATTAATTCCGTAATAGATCCGTTATATTAACATCGTTCGCAACACGATGCTTTATTTATTATTGGGTTATTTATGCTATGTTTAAATTAAGTTCTTTCCATTTATCAATTAAAAAATCCCTCATATTATCTCTTTCCCAATATGGGATTTCGATAAGGGGGATGTTGTGTTCTTTGCAGTATTCTCTTTTAATATTATCTCGTATTTTGTCTATCTCAAAATCCTTTTGAGCAATCTCATCACTGCAACCACCAAAATTCACAGGGTAGTAATGTTGTTGTCCTTGATACTCATACGCAATCCCATTGTCTAAATCAAATACATCAAATTTCAATTTGGCTTCATAAACGCAATCAGCGAAAGTATGTTGTGTATTATAGTTTATTCCAGATTCATCAAGTATGCGTTTCAATATTTTCTCACCCCGTGACATTCTGCATTTTGGACACCCATGCCCCTTATTAAGCACACACACGGGTTTTGTACTCCATTGATTCCCACACTTTTTACACTCGCACAATATTTCTGTATCTTTATTATAATACCGCCCTAAAATTTTAACAGATGGATTCGACTCTGACATACGGCGCTCAAATTCTTCTTGGGTAAAACAACGTGCATCATGTATTTTTTTAAAAGAACACTTTCGACATCCTTTACCACTAAGCAATGAATCGGGGGTCTTTTTCATTTTCTCACCACAGACTAAACATTCGCAGTCTATTTTTGTTTTGCTATTGACATAATCTTTAGCAGTTATTTTTAACGTTGGGTTGATAACACTCATGCGTTCTATAAAATCATCAAGACTGTTTGCTCTTTTTAATGCCCTAGATTTTATTGCGCACTTTGGGCAACCCTGACCAATTAAAACATGATGTGGCGTTTTCTGAAATTCATAACCGCATTTTTTGCATTTGAATCTAATTTTAGTATGATTATTAATATATTCTTCTAATGGTTCTATATTGCTGTTTATTGTATTTAACTCGCTTAAAAATTGTTTATTTGTTTTTCGCTTGGCTTTACCGCCCAATGATTGGTAGCATTTTTGACATCCATGACCTTTCAATAAATCACCGGGATTCCCCATCCACTCACGGTTACACCTATTGCACTTTACCAAGATTTTAGTGCTTTTATTAACATACGTTCCAATTACCGTTACTTTTGTATTATTCACTGCCATCTCTGTTATAAATTCTTCGTGTGTTTTTCTTTTTGGCATTATTTATCTCCTCGTTTCTAATCAATTTTTATTTGTTTTGCGAATAAAAAAGCACCAGTAACTTAAAAAGTTCTGGTGTCTTCGTGTACTTATATGTAGTTGCGCCATCGATAATTTTTACAAACGATGGTCTAATACCATGCTCTAACAGAAACTCACGCTCCCTGTTGTACTGAGTAGAGTATTCCTTATCAAATTTAATAACTGCCATATTTCTCCTTTAATTCTTTCCCAATAATAAATAAACTCACGGTTTCCCGTGAGAGTAGACTATTTCTTATCCGTCACCTTTGCGTGTTACGGTCACACCTTTTCCGTTTAAGAGATTCTCACCCACGCCATTTGCGATTGCGCCGTACTCCTATTGATAGGGATATTTATTCTCCAGTCCCTATCCCAAATGGGGATAGTCGTTTGACACACCCCTGTTCGGGGCTTTGCGACCAAGCTACCATTGTTTCGTCACTTAGGCTTTTGACCATATGACATCTTCACTGTTGTTTTACTTTCGTTACGTTCATGCCAGCATATTTCATCCGCATTGTAGTAGTGAAGCTTTAGGTTTTACTGGTTTTAGATGTGTTCTTATGCACACATTTCTGTATACACGGGCATATATTTTGCCTGTTGTATGTCTGTTAAACTTTGCCACTTGTATGACAATTCATCGATAACATCGTACGTCTCTTTAAACGTACTATCGTCAATCATAATGTCAACGCCACTAAGAGCCAACATTTCTTCTCTAAGTTTAGACACGGAAGTTGCCATTCCCTCCGTATCTTCCCCAGCCGCCTCAAGTTCAGTCTTACTTCCTCTTAACCGCATGGAGATTGTCTTAAGCGCCTGTGCCACGGACTTGGAATCTTGTGTGACTGACGTACCAGCAGCAATCAGACCAATTGTTTGTTCAAGAGTATTGCCAGCCGCCGCCATACTTGATGCGGATCTCGTAAGACCTTGAATAATATCATCAGCGCTCAAAGGTTGTGTATCAGCAATATAATTGATTATGTCACCATAGTGTTCGGCTTCTTGGGCTGCTCCATTAAATCCCTTGATTACCGCCTGTAGACCGTTACTGGCAGACTCAACATCCAACCCAGAGCCAACTTGACCAAGAAGCGCACTCACCCTAGATAGTTCAGTAGCATCTTCTAAGCTATAACCTAATCTTGTCCAACTTGCCGTACTATTAATGATTTCATCGACTGTCTGTCCGTACTTCCTAGCGCTTTCAGTTGCTTGGTCAAAATAATCACTAATCTCAGAAGCACTAGCAGTACTTACTTTCCTCAATTCAGTCATCGCCGTATCAATCTTGATGACCTCATCGACCATTTCTTTCGGCAACTGCCTTATCTGACTGGTAATCGCATAAATACCAGTAAATTCACCAATATGCACAAACGCATTTTTTAACTGATCACCAAAGGACTTACCACCAAGCCCAGCCGCAGTAATTTCAGCTTTTAAATTCTTAAACTGATTTACATAGCCATTTAATTCACCTTGTGTCTGAGCATTTCTCATTTTATTAGCGAGGTCTGTCAACTGATCACCATACTGCTTGAGTGCCTTTGAATTATTCTTCGCCCAAGTTTCGACTTGGTTTGCGTTCCTTGCGCCAACGCCCTCCGCTAACATTTTTTGGGTATTGGCTCTAACCTCTGTCATAGCGTTGTTGTAAGTTTTCAGCGATACTTCAGCTTGTTTATAAGCATCAGCTAACTGTTGCCCCTGCAATACCCCTTGTTGGTTTGGATTGGCAAGAGAATTAGAAATCTCTTGCGTAATTCTATAATATTCCGCAGCGGCATCAGACGCTTTTTTTACCAAATCGGAACTGACGCTATTACTGATTCCCATCAGTCCTTGTTCCATTTTGGATATGTTTGCATCAAATGTACCAGACGAAAATGCATTACTAACATTTGCCAATTCTTGTGAAAGTTTTTGTGCTTCCGTCTGTGCTTGGCGTATAGTGTTTGCATAGTCTACAACATAATTTTGATTGGTTTGCCACCTATGCCCAACAACTTCTCCTTGGTCATTTAAAATATCGCCTAGTTTACCAACAATATTAATAGTGGCGTTCATGCCATCAGTAATAGATGCGGTAAACGATTTACCGTCCTCACCGAATCTAAAACTTTTTAATACTGCACCGTTTTTCTCTAAATCTTGTAATTCTTTTTTTAAAGCCTTTACTGCTTGGGATGTAGTGCCGATAGATTCTATTGCCCCACCATTAAACAAAAGCTTGCCATCGGGTACTATGCCGTCAAACATCGCTTTCATGGTATTACTATCTACCTTGGCGCTTCTTATGTTCTTCTGAAACCCTTGCACAAATGAGTTTCCAACTTGTATTCCGCTCTGTTGTGCTTGTTTTTGGATGTTACCCCAAACTGCATTAAATCCAGTTGCGTCAACTGTTATTTTTATAGGCTGTTCGACTTGTTTTTTAAATGCATCAAACGCATCTCTTGCGTTTTTTAGGTCGGCTTGTCCAGTAATTATGGCTCTAAAATCTTGCGCCATACATTAACCCCCTTTCCCAATAAAAAAAAGAGGCGCACAAGCGACCTCTTATTTAACAAATCCATATGCCATCATTGACATTGGTAATATTTCATTTTCGATTTTTGTCATTGTATCTTCCCAAAAATGAGGAATACCAGCAATCCTACTAGGCGGATAATGAGACTCTGCATTTTCAAAAACCATTTGTGTTGTGTATGTACCCGTATAATATGGCTCGTCTGTTTCTAATTGCAATTGTACAATTCCACCATTTGGCATTTCCATAAATTCGTAATTCCAAGAATTCCTTAAATGCCCGGTTCTCTCATACATTGGATGTGGATTTTGGTATGAATAAAATCTATCAAGATTATTTTGTAACTCTTGATTCGCCTTAGTCCCGGCGTCTAAAACGGCAGAACTAACCTTTTGTGTTATATCCCTCTCAAGACTTGCCCAATTTTTATAGACCATTACTTATCAACTTCTTTCTTAGAGGCAAGAACATTTCTAGCATTATGCTCTCTTTCAAGCAATGCATTGCGTTTCTTAAGTTCCTCAATCTCAGCATTCTTTGCATCGATAATTTCTTGAGAAGCTTTATCAACATCAAAATTCGCTGCCTCTTTCAGTGCCTTTGCCATGTCTCCATTTGCGAACTTTTCCGCAAGTTTTCTTGCGTTCTCAACGTCTTCTTTATTTACCGCACTCAGATCAAGGTTCACAAGATTTCCAAGTGCAACATCGAGGTTTCCAATAAAGTTGCCAAACTCATTCAGTCTGCCAGTAATATCTTCAATATTTTTTGCGATAGACTCAATGGCATCCGCTCCATGAATCAGCCTCTGCTTCTTAAACTCAACAACTTCCTTAACATTCTCCCGGACTTCTTCCATGAGCGCCGCCTGTTCAGAAAACCTTTTGTCACCATAAAACTTTTTAACAAGATTCTTCACATCATCAAGTTCACTAATCACAAACAGAGAATCACCATTCTCGAATTCAATTCCATCCAAGAAATACTGAACGATAGCAAGTCTCTCTGTAAAGCCCATATAATACGGATTATATGTTCCGCCAATAAAACAAGAATTGGAGATGTACTCAATTGCTTGTGCAATAAGATCAGGTGTAATATTTTCCTTGATTTTAAGTTCTGTAATATTCATATCCGTCTTCCTTTCTTTCTTATGCATGTTTTACGCATTATTTTTATTTATGCAATACGCCTCGCATATATTGATAGCATCTGCTTCATCATCATTTATATCTAATTTATACTTCTGCAAAACATGATTCATTGAATCTGCTTTTGCTTTGCTTCTCTTTGAATTTTCTATTCCAACTAATCTACGCCATGTTGAACATGGCATTTCACTATATTCAATATTATTTGAAATGCAGTAATAAAAGACTGCACCTATAATCCTAGATAGTTTTCTTGTTGTATCGGCATTTCTTGTGGACGGCAATTGTTCAATAACTACATGATTTGGAGATTTATCAAATATCAAAGACGTAATAGATAAGCACATCTCCTTTATGCGTTCCTCTGAATTTTTATGTTTATGTAAGTCAATAACTCCACTTTCTGCATACTTACCATTAATAAACAATGCCCATCCTGTCTTATTGGACGACGTATCAAACGCCAACACTTTAACTTTCTTTTTTCTCGCCATATTATTTACCATTAACGAGGGTGGGGCAGAGCGTTCTGCAATTCTCTTCCCTCTTTATAACAGTTGTACCCTCGCCAATGAGCAGAACGGGATCATTAGCAAGACCACAATCATGTTAACTCACCCTTTTTCCACAATTTATAAAGTTCTTTTGTTTCCTCTTTCCAAAACACAAATACGAATATATTCTCTTTTTTGCTAAACAATACATCTGCTAGATGGCATCCATGTGATGCGTACAACTTAGCCTGTTTTAAATCCTTGACAAGAACCACATCTTCAAGTCTATAATTAATGGCTTTTGTCATTACTTGTGATTCCCTCATATTTCTCCTTTTTATCTAAATGTAAAAAATGGGAAAACAATAAACGTCAAAGTGTCTACTCCTTTCCCATAAATCACACATTATTTATTATTCCACTTAGCGGTCTTCTTGTTGTTCGTTTTAACACTGTTCCTTGCACCGCCTTTAATCTGTACGGGTTTTGCTTTACTTTTGATTTCACTTAAAACGTCTTTAATGTTTGGTCTAAATTTATCAGAACCAGTCAGATCCAATTTGCCAAGCAGACTATTTGCCTTATCGGCATCAATGATTTGATTGACGTAATCACGAACCACGCAGAAGATTTGATAGTGTTCAGCCGTGTCCGTTACCTTTCTCCAACTTTCCTCAGAACTGCAATTGCATCTGCGATACTCAGAGCCACAAATACGGCAAAAAGCATTATTGTAATCTTTCATCTCGTCTCCTTAAATACAAAAAGAGTGGGGTAGTTGCCCACCCCACATCTTATAATCAGTTCGTGAATTACTCGTCCCTCTCAAAGTCGATGAAGAACGCCGCAATCTTCTTATCCTCTGCATTGCAAAGGGAGTTAGACATGGTATTCCAAGACTGAGACGGCTTGCCATCAATTGCAAAGTCGAGGTCGATGGATGTAACGTCTTTCTGAACTCTGTAGAACACCCACACGCCAGAGAATGTCTCGTCTGTGCAAACATCCTTAACCTTGATGTAGATATGGAGTTCACGGATAGGATACTCAGTGTCAGTAGATGCCTCAACAACAGCGCCCTTAGTCATGGCTTTCTCATAATTCACCATTGCAGTTCCACTTGTACCACTTGCGAAGGTGATATTCTTGCCACTAACAGTGAATGTATCAGTACCAGCCGTACTATCATAATGATACAGTTTACCAATCGGATTATCTGTCGTAGTTACACGAATTGTGATATCCTCAGGGTCAACAGGTGTATAAGAAAGGGTAACTTTATTTGCGGAAATCGTCAGTGTCTCAGAGACAGGACGATTAACAGTCACAGACTGTGTAGCAAATGTAGGTGTAGTACCAAGGTTCTCGGCAATAGACATGAGAGACTGAAGAGACTCATCATAATTGACCGTCATCTGAACGTTGTTATACAGACTCCAAAGTTCCTGTCCATGAGGATCAGTAACGGAAGTCTTGTCGGCAGATTTATTAATCGTAAAGTTCTCGATAAGGCTCTCGTGACCAACCATCTCATGGGTATTGATATCAAAGATTTCTGCCGCATAAGCCTCGACGAATACGAAATTCTTTAAGCTTTCTCTCGCCATTTCATTTTCCTCCTAATTTTTACAAATTAAAAAGCCTAGATGTTAATCTAGACTTCCTAACCAGTTCAATGATTTCTCTTTCTCAGAAGAAGAGAATTTACTCAAATCTACACCAAATCCAGAATATGCGGATTGGAGTAGAAGAGTAGAGTTTTTAATTTTCTGCACCCTTGATACGGCATCAAGAAATGCATTAATTTTCATTTCCCACACATCTAACCACCCATATTTGAAGCCATCAACATTCGTCATAGCGCTTATCATATCGAGCAAGTCAGATTTATCTTTACGTGCCAAAGCCTTTGCCCTGTCACGAAGTGCAAGACGGACTTCCATCTTACGTGCATTTTTATTTCCGGGTTTCAGTTTGTTATATTTAAACTTGTGGGTTTTCCTTAAATACTGCGCCATCTTCAGATAGTCATCTTCTGTAAAAACTATCTGCTTTTCTGTAGTACTACAGTCCATTCCGCAGATTTTTAGTTTAAAACTATCGTCCCCATATTCACTATATTCTAAAAGTGAAATTAGAACAGTATTACCACTTGGGTCAACGCCCTCGTAATAAGGATAACCGACAAGGTTGATTTTTCCATCCTCATCTTGAAACGGCACAAGTTTTGTAAAATCGAATCCTTTGAAAATAAAGTCGCCAATCTTTTTACCAAAACCCCTATACACGCCATAAGATGTGAAAAATTCCCAGTCACTTATTTTCATGAAATCAATTCCGCTTTGCTCAAACTCTACGATCATGTCACTTGGTGTGCTGCAAAACGTACTGACATATCCAAAATACTCCTTTTCCCCAAAATCACAGATCTCATCCAATGTTTTCTGTTCTATAGACAGATAATCATTTACGACAAAATCCTTACCCCTAAAGACTTTTAACTCGTCAATATTGGTCATGTAACGTGCTTATTCATCTCGGCGCACAAATCAATACTCATTTCCTCGCCCTCAAAAATCATGTTTCTCATCATCCAGTCGGGTTTTGTATATGAGTATTCATGGTTTCGTTTTAACTTTAACTTTGATGTAAGATTAAAACTTCCTATCTTTGTAACACCGTTAAGTTTATTGTCAAACCACTCAGATATATAATCATTGCGATTTGCAGTAACATTAGGGAATATCTTAGTATCAAGATTCATATGATTATCATGAGAGTATATTGTGATTTCTATTTGTGGCACTATACGTGTCCACGAATTAATTGATTTATCTGTATGCACCTGTATCGTTATAAAGGTAATATCCTTTTCGATAACGGTTGGATTTTTTCCAAACCTAAAGATGTGTGTTCCTATTAATTTCTCAGAATCCTCAAAAGAAGTGATATCAGGGCTGTCGATTAACTTAAACATTGTGTCATCGTTAATTATTTCGCCAATGACGGCATCTTTAACGGCATTGATAAACTTGCTACCATTCGCCATAACACCACCCCCTTAACCATAGATTCCTTTTATTTCAACGGACTTAGCCGCAACGACCGTTCCGTAATTTATAACTTCAATTTTTAAAAATGAGCCAATAGCATTCCTGTCATCGACCCGTACCTTTATACGTTGACCGTCAACTTCTTGTATTACAGGATATGCGCAAGTAACTTTCCAAAAATAGTCCTTGTCCCAATTATCCATGTCAACAGAATAGGTTTTTGCCTTTGTCAGCGGAAGAGTATCACCACCGATAATATCAGATGGCTCAACAGGAGTAGGTTCTTCTTCCCTCTTTTTATGGCGACATATGCCCAATTTACTCTCCTCATCAGTAAGAGTCCACGTCGTTTCTTTGAGAATCCAGTCAGTCACGCCATGTAACTTTCCATCATCATCTTTAAGAACATCAAACGTAGAATATACATTAGACGGGTTATGCGCTTCATATATACGAGGTTGCCCCTTAACCGCATTGTCAATGATAAAAAGCATTTCCTTTTTCTTTGTTACAGCAAGCACTTCATCGTCTACTGGCATATAAACTTTACACTGGTCAGAACCAAGAGTGAAAACTTTATCTTGTTCAACACCCTCGTTGTACTTGGATGCGCTCGACGCAAAACACCATCTCTCAACGATATCCCCGTCATCGTTTTCCCATTTCATAAGCCAGTTGCATTCCCACAATTGCCCACGTTTATATATCTCGTCATCTGTTGAACATGATTGCACAAGCCAAATTCCACGACCCCAATGCACATAATCTCCAGCATAAATCTCAGTTTTAGGTAACGCCTCAAATTCTTTATAATACTCTTGAGTACCACTGTTTATTACAAGACCGACATGGCGCTCGTCGCCATATGAATCTGTAATAAGTGCATTTGGTTTATAAGATGGGTTATGTACGATTTTTGAAATCATATCGTCATGAATTCTCGCAATACGCCTGTCCCTTTCTGTCGCACCTTTAAGCAACACACGAGCCTCATATCTGCTCATTTCCATCACCCCCTAAAATATTTGTTGTTAATATCGTTGATGATGTTTGTGCATTTCAAAACCTCTGACTTGCAGACGTCGTGATCGTATTCACCAGTTGTGAGATATTCAATTGTCGCCAATAAAGTAATAAACTTCGGCTCATCGCTAAGTTCAGTAAAAAGCCTTGAATCACCAATTAATTCACGCTGATATGATTTAAGATAAGATGGAAGAGTGGAACTATCTTCTTCGTATAAAGGTAAAATCTTAAATGTCTTTCCTACAAGATATTTAAAGTACTGCGATAAATTTTCGTTGGGGATTTCTCCATAAACACTTGTCATGTTTTTCTACTAGTACTGAGGTTTGTAACACTGTTAATCGTAAATGTGTATTCATTACGCAAAGACCTTGCCCTACGTCTTGCCTCATCGTACCTTACCCCAATTTTCTCGACCAAATTTGCCGGGGATGTTGTGTTAAAATCCTTAGTATTCATATGCAGCCGCAGTAAATCCGCATTATTCATATATGGTTTTAACCATGCTTCAGCCATATACTCAGTGAGCATAACTATAACGCCGTCGTCCAAATCTTCCTCAAATGCTTCCACTTCCTCAACGATAGGCTCTTCGTCATCATAAAGTGGAGTTTCATCATCAACTACCTCAACAGTTGTTCGTTTTGACAGATCGAATTTTGGTTGCACATACATTGCGCATTTTTTAACGGCATATTCTAACCAAGCCCTTTTTGTTTCCTCTTGGTCGTCTTCAGCCAATAATAGCAAATCTGGATCTGTGATTTTATCCAAAAACTCTTCATATATATAAGAGTATGTTGTTGCCATTATTCATCCTCGCCAATTTCAAGTCCAAGTACTTTAATGATTGCACGTCTCTTTTTAACGGAGTCAATCTCATCATTCTCAATTTTATCGAGCGCCATAACTGCCACAAGATCTTTCATGCCCCTAGACATTTTCGCTACCTTGTCAGCCATTTGTTTCTCGTTTAAATCAAAGAAAGATTCAATATTATCGGCATCATAAAAGTCACCATATTTATCATCAACACGCAGAAACTTATACACGTCGTCAGCGGTATATTCACCGTCATCTGTATCTTTCAGAGAAATCCAGTTATCGTCAAAAAACCTCTTCTGATTATTTCTCATAAGCAGAAGTTCTCTTACATCAAGATACTGTAAATCTCCAAACTCAGACCATTCGGCATTCATACCGCCATTCCTAGTGCTTGTGTAGATAAGCCCACCCTTTACATTGCAAAGGCAAGGTACTTCCACATCAAGCGGTATTCTTGCCTCTTTTCTTTTAGTGGGCTTTGGTTGAGTTTTTTCAACAACTATATCCTTTGCTGTTTCTGTCTGTTTTGATTTCGTGTTTTTAGCAGTAGCCATTTAATTCTCCTTTATTTCAAAAATATAGGGCGGATATTGCACCGCCCCTTTAAATAATCCTAATTAGGAAAGTCTATAAACACCATTCTTGGAAGCAATAACAGCCTCGATAGCATATCTCTGAGCCATCAGCCATTCCTGAGACAGGTCGGCGTTGTTAAGAGGGTTACCCGGAATAATCAGAGTTGTTCCTTCCTCAACGCCCTTAAGGAACTTCTCATCGCCAGCAATGACATAAAGATCATTGGGCAGCAGAGGAGTATCATTGTCATCAAGAACATTGTTCAGCACGTAGATAGGAGTCGTGTAGAACTGCCCATAGTAACCCATTGCAAACATCTGCTCTTTAGCGGTATTGGAGTCACTGCCTCTAACACTAGTAATCTTACGAACAGCCTGTTTAGAACCAATAATAGATGCTTTCAGACCAGTCTTAGCCTCGATAAAGTCGATAAGCTGAACCATCTTATCCTCATCAAAAGTACCACTCTGGAAGTACTTTGTATCTACAATATTATCAAAGACAGCCTTAGTTGCCTTGAACGCATCGAGAGTTCTCTCCTGTGCAAACGACTTAATGGCAACATCAATCAGATGACCAAAGTCAACACGGTTACTTGCAATTCTACGAAGTTCCTCGTAAATCTTTACGCCATGCAGAACGGGCTTAATTGTGACCTTACGACCGCCATACAGTCTCTGTCTGCGAAGTCCCTGTGTACCCTCTGCAATACGGGAAATATAAAACTTCTCACTGCCATTCTTAATCTCAAACTCGCCAGTGTCACCCTCGGCGTAGCTCTGCCAATCGATATATCCAAGGATTGGAGAAGCCGCATCAAGTTCCCTCTTTGTACCCTCTGTGATAATCTGCTCAATCAGAGCATAGTCAATTTTGCCATCACGGGTAGCACGATAGATATCGAACTTACCATTCTCAAAATAATTCTCATAATCCTTGCCAAAGACGGCTTTCTTGAGAATATCATTCATCTCGTCAAGGGAGTAATTACCCTGAGGAGTCTTATTATGGAGATCAACCGCCATTCTTACGAGATCTTTTCTTTCCATTATATTCACCATTCCTTTCTATAGATTCCGTTAAATTAGACACGAACCACATAGAAAGTGATTCCATTTACGTCTTCGACATCAACAACTACACCAATCTGAGTAGAACCAGAAGTAGCAGTCTTAACAACTTTCATCTTTGTGCCAGCCTGTGCCTCAACGATATCGCCCTTTGCAGGTGTTGTATTAAACGCCTCGGCGGTTGCACTAAACACCTGTCCGACCATCTGACTCAGAAGATGCACACGAATAGGAGTGCCAGCCTTGTTCTCCCAATCAAAGATAGTATTTCTCTCGTCGTAATCAACTTCGGGAGTTGTAACGATGGCAAGCCTTGTAGAAGCCGCAGTAGGAGTAACCGCTACCCACAGTTCTCTATCGCCATCAACGAGTTCGTCTTTAAGTTCAACGATATTTGCATTATCAATTGCGCCAGCGGTCTTGGTAGAAGCGGTATAAGTTGTGTAATACATAGCACTCTTTACCGCAGACATGGCATTGTTGCCCAGTGCAACATCAACTCTAACAATTGCATGATTAGCCATTTTCAATTTCCTCCATTACATAAAATATTCCCTAGCGTTTCCATAGGGATCTTTTTCCTTTTCAATTTCTTCAAAACTACCACCAAGTCCGAACTTAATCGTGTTGGATTTCTTCTCATCCTTTACAAAGTTAGAGTGCATTCCAACAATTGCGTAAAGTCGCATCTTCAGATCATCAATGCTATACTTTGCTGCATCAGACTTGAGAGTTTCGAATTCCTCTGTCTCGCCAATCCTGTCAGCGAAAGACTCAAACAGTTCATTCTCAGCGGACTCCCTGTCCGCACTTTCTCTGTTCTGCTTGTATTCAACGAGAATCTGATACTCATCATTAGAGTAAGTATGTGCAGATTTATAAGCCTCAAATTCTGCAACAACTCCCTCATATGCGCTCTTCATATCGTTGTACATAGCCTCATAGTCTGGTAAGTCTTCCTCTGGCTCAGTAGGCTCTTCATTCGTTTCCTCTTCCGCACCGTCCTCGGTAGGTTCTTCCACAACGTCGGTCGCATCGTCCCCGTCAGTCTCATTTTCAAAAGCCTCTTCATTTACGGACTCGACAGTCTCAGGCTCAACAACCTCGTGTTCAGCAGAGTTCTCCTCAAAATCGGTAACGGCAGTGTCAACATTTTTGGTTTCGTCTGCCATAGGTTCGCCCCCCTCAGTTTCATTAATAGTTACAAATTTGCTAATTTTATCTTTAAGAAGAGAAAACTCTTTCTTAAATTCGTCAAGACTAAACGCATACGGCTCTACCCTTGCACTAATAAACGCTGGTTCCGTGTGTTCCATATCTTTATCGGTATGTCCATTTGTAGAATTTTCATCTGCTTTACCAAGCAAACAAAAAGCACTGAACGTAAAGCCCAGCACTTCCCAATAATTACTATCTTCCTCAAGTGGACGATAGTTCTCAATATTTATTTCCATAGATTGGTTAAACAGGATCTCGTCGCTATAAGCAGCCTCACTAAGTTCAGGATATCTGCCAACCCAAAGGATTGCATTAAATGTCAGATACTCAACATCCACTCCGTGTTCATCAACAACTTCCCAATTTTCAGAACCCTCTACAATTACACCGTATGGTCTAGTTACGTCTTTAATTTTCCAATCGTCAGTAATATCAAAGTCATGGCTTCCCATGTACGCATGTTCGACGCCATTGTCATCTACATATACCCTGATATGACCGACAACAGGACAATAATATGCGCTTGGGATAGCATTAATCGTGTCTTCCTTTGAAATATATGTAAAGTTCCTGTTCTTACCGGGAGCCATTGCATATATCTTTACTAGCAAAAACTCATCATTAAGTTTCTTAAGCGCATCAATTCGTTGTACGTCGTATTCAAGACGCATTCTTTTTTCACTCAATTTTATTATTTCCCCCTTTCCTAAAAATTCATTCTGAGCGTATTGGAGAAATAAACTTTCTGAGCGTCTTCTTTAGAAAACTTTAAATAACCAGTATTCTCAAAAACCCAGATAGTAGCCGTCCCGCTGTTCATAGTCGTAATAGGTTTTAAACCATCATCCTCAAGCATAAGGGCAATCTCTTTATCTAAAACATAAATATATTTCTTCATACAAACCCCCCTTATCTATTTTGATTACTATCATTGTCACGAGTTTTCTCTCCAGCCTCGCCTACAGTGCCACCAGTCTCCTCGGCAGTGGGTCTTCCGCCACTATCTCCAGTAGAAGCAGATTGTGTGTTGCTTGACACAAGTGGCGTAGCCCAAACGGCGCTCGACAAACCAAGGATCTCGTCTTCAAGATAAGACGCCCCGATTGTCTCGCATGGCGTTAATCCAAGAGAGGCGGCATAATCCATCTTTACAGGAAGTCCATACTGCGCCCCCTTAGATAGATTGTTTTGCACTTCTGTGCCATTGAAAATTGATTGGTATAAAAACGACACCTTAAATAGGTAGTCGTGATTCATAAGTTTAATTTCACGATTAATTATTTTTTCAAACTGCCCAAGCAATGAAAACGACAACGCCTCATCGGGTTTTACGGCGAGTAACATTGCACTTGCAGTTGTAAGCGTTCCACCACCCATAAGCGTATTTGGCATACCAGCCGACCGCCAAAAATTATTAACGGCAGATAGGGCAGTGTCTCTATCGGCAACAGTACTCTCTTGGAAAGAATGGTCTGATATCGTCCATGGCGACACAAGCAATCCAATGCCATTAGGCAATTCACCAGCCATTTGGTCGTAGTACTGCTTGACGTCTGCGTATGGCATCTTAGGAACACCGTCATCATCGGTATCAACCTTTGCAGACAACGCTTTATAATTTGCATTCTCATCGTGTTGCGCTTGAACATCTTGCGCATCTTTCAGTCTGAGTACATCAATGATAAGATTGCCAAAATATGGCAAGTAGTGATATGGATCTGTATCATCCGCCACTAAAGCGAAGCCGTTTTTAAATTCGTACCACATATCAGCTTCAGTAATTGAGTTACCATTTTTTAATTTTTCTTTATACTTTTTATAGGCTTTAGCAATATCAGTACCATATTCATCTAATAATTTTTCATTGCCACTAAACATAGGCAAATAAATAGACGGTATAAAAGCACCGTCTTCAATAGATCTTATTCTGATTCCTTTTGGCTCAAATGGCACAAAATATCCGCTCTGAGACTTATTAGCATAAACCATTATTCCAACGGCTATACCATCTCTTAAGGCAATGCGAATCATTTTCTCAGCCTCGTTTTTAAGCCCCATCTTTTCCGCAAAGTTTACAACATCATAAAAATTGTTTTTGTATTTACTTTTTGCAATCTTTTTTGTATAAACTTTCCCTGCTTTAACCGTATAATTATAGGTAAGAATTTGTGAAAAATAATTAATCAGCCGTCTATAATGAGGAGATATAATGTAAAGGTATCTGCTCAACGCCCTGAGACTATACTCATAGGAGTATGGATGGGTAAACATCTTCTCGATGTCTTCCTTTTTAAACTTTTTGTAGAAAAACCCTCTAAAAGAAATATGTCTTTGGCTTTCTTCCAAAACAGTCTTTCTCAATTTCTCATACTGAAATCTGTAAAAATCGGGATTTAGTTTTTCATCTAAAATGATATTTTCAGAGATACCACGCACCCCCTCTCTATTTTAATTTTGGACGTTTACTAAATAAGAAATTCTTATGCGATTCGTCCTCTCGCTTTTTATTTACAATCTGACCACGCCTCATCATGGATAGCGAGTATCCAAGCATACATAACGTATACGAAGCATCGTCATGCATTTTGTTTTGTTTGTCTTTTGCTAATTCATAAGTAACACCACCATTAGCGGAGTCATACCTAACGATATAAGACAACTGTGTTTTGCCTAATTCAATTGTTTGTAGAGCAACCTTTTCTTCATTGGTCAAGAATACCTGTGTAAACTCGCCATTCTTATCGTTTTCATCACCGACAAGAAGGTAGTCCTTCCCGTCATATGAAGTAAATTTAAAGACGTTCTGCTTAATCATCTTTGCAAGATTGTCATACATAATCGTCTTCATTTTTTTAGGTTCACGCAATCTCACAATTGGCTTATTATTAGGATATCTTTTTCGTGCAGTCTCGTATGCACTATGCTCTGGATCTATAATTCCAATATGCTCAATTCCCTTTTTATCCTTAAAGGGCAGTAGTAATTGGTCTGCAATAGCAGATACACCGCCACCACCGCTACCAGCATCAATATTAAATTCAAGTATATTTTCCCAATCTTCAGCCTCGCCATTAAAATCAACCATCAGTTGTCTGATAATCTTTAACTGCTCAACCATATCGAGTGGCGCTTTTCTGTTAGAAATTTTATCCACCATCTCTTTTGAGTAAACAACTCTGAAAATAATATTCTTGTTAGACTTTTTATCTTTACTTTCCTCTTCAATCTTTTCCGCAATAGTTAATACAGATCCATCAAAGTTTCGTGCTGGGTCATAAGAGAATATAAATTTTCTTTTCCCGGTATCATTAAACAGGACTGGCTTTCTGTATTCACTATTTCTCATTATCTCGCCTAATTCAACAAGAGCATCTTTTCCGCCACCTTGTCTAAACTTATTAAAAAGTTCCCTGTCGGCAGCATCGGGATTATCCTCAACGTCCTTCTGAATTCGTGCCTCAGACAAATGAGATTTGATTTTAATTCCATTAATAGTAGAATGATTTAATACATCGTATGCGTCTATATCACAAACAAAATATCTATCATCGCCAATTAACATCTTTTCAAAAAATAGTTTGTATTTTTCAAAAAATGGGGTGTCCACTGAAGAGGCAGAAGATGTGTATAAAAGCTGAATTGGTACTTGAGGCGGTTTTGTATAAACAACACTTTGCGTTGAAGTCGAGAAACTTGAATCAACGTTTGCAAAGTTTTCAATTACTGAAAGCGACTCAGCGTCTTTCCAGCCCGTTTCGTTGAACCAAACGCCACCTCTCTTACCTCGGATTGTCTCAAGGTTAGAAGAAAGCGCTTGGCATTCAGAATTGTTAAAAAGTCTAAAGTGTGCTGGCGGAGACTGTATAAAGCCAGTCTCTGAATTAGATCCAGTTTTATCCACCTCTCTTGCAAACAAGTCAGTAAGAGAAGCAAATGTGGGTATTCTTTTATAGGCAATATCACGCATCTTGTTCATTGTATCAACAGACTGCGCATATGCATTACATGATATATGTAAGTGATAGTCGGGGATTAAAAGCAATTTTGTCATATACATTATTGCCCCGTCAGTATCCTTACCTGTACCTCGACAGCAAAGCCACAGGCAGAATGGTCGCCACCAACTCTCTTGGAAGATATATCTTTGAAAATCAATTAACTGTGTTCCAAAGAATTCTTCAGCAAAACGAACTGGATTTCGCCGTCCCCAATTTGTAATATCAGCCCACTTCCGATATTCATCTAGTTTCTTTTGGGATAATTCAATATCCGTAGGTGGCACAAAAATTTCGATACTCAATCTTCAGAACCACCATTTCTAAGAAAGAGAACCTCATTACTAAGCTGCCTGTTCTCCTCTCTTAATTTATCTAATTCATCCGTCATTTCACGAACCATTTCCCTTTGGTTTGAAATGACTCTCGTGTAATCATTTTCGTCAAGACGCAATTGTTCCATAATGCTCTGAAAACTAAGGTCTGCCGTTTGACGAATAGACTCACAAGTCTTAATATCAAAAAGATTTACACGAGATGGGTCAAACCCATTTTCGTACATTTCCTTTATTTTATCGGACATCGTGCCTTGACCAGCACGTATATTTTTATTCCACTGGGATGAGATATTGTTGTCTTTAGCTAGGTTAGTAATGGTATCAAGCGCCTGTTTTTTAGATGCCATAAGATTTTTCAGCCTAGCGTCGTCAATCTCAAAATCATTTGATATTTTGTTTATTTCGTCGTCAAGCTTTTTAATCTGTAAGAATGTCTTAACCATGCTGACACAACACATCATCTTATGCCCATCTTCAGATATTCCCTCCGTATCGCAATAGCCACTTAAAGCATTATAGCAATACTTTTTATCCATGACGGTCGCATCAAACATATCCTCTAAGGGATCGTATCCATACGTCTCAATAACATAGCGACGATTTTTCTCATCCTTGTCGTCCCACTTTACTTCTAATGGCTTTACAGTTGGCGGAGACATTTCTCCGGGAGCAGTACCGTTCTTTTCTGCGACAATGTTCGTCTTAGATATTTCACCATCAAATATGCTATCAATAAAAGTTTTGCCTTTATATTGTGTATTGTTATTAACAATTCGTGAATACATACCGGGCGTATACTGTTGCGCATTTTTTGCAAGAGAGGCAAAAGCATCGCCACTAAAATACCAATCCATATAATGGCATATTACCTTCATTGCATATTCTTCAGACTTATATCTATCAGCAATGACAGATTTAAATTTATCAATACATGTTTTACAAATCGGGACATAGCCATTATTAGCCAGCCAAAGAGGAGACTTTGTTGATGATTTATAAAAATTCCCTGTTAATGCCGTGTATTCCATTCCACACGATGCACACTTATAGACATTCCCTTTGGGTTTTCGTGAATTCATCTTTACTGGCATTCAAATCACATCCTTAATATTTAATCGCCAAATGTAAGACTAAAAATAATATTTCCGTCTTCATCACGAATAACGCCATTATCGCAATCATGAGTAGAGCAGTAATTGCACGGCTCTATATCGTCGTCAAAACTAACTTTCACAATAAAACTATTCTCGCTATGATTTGTATGATAATTGCACTCAAAACTACAATCGGGAAGTAAAAAGTTAACACCATCATCTATGGAAAGATATCTGTCCTTGCGATAAAATTTTTCACAAAAAACTTCTCCATTATTTACCGAAATAATATATTCCTTATCATAACCATCAAATGACGGGTCACCAATTTCAACACTAAATGGCACAAGTTCATCGTCGTAACTAAGCACTTCTTTTAAAATGATTGCTGCATCTTCGTATGTCGCAATAAACGAAACGCCAAATTCGCAATCAATACTAAGAGCCTCATCAACCAAATGTTCAATGTCCTCAAATTCTTTTCTTATTACCACGGTCAAACTCCTTTATTTCTTCATTCTTTATATCGCTTAAAAAGTTTGGTTTATACTCAACTTTAATTTTTGATTTAGGCGGTATTGTGGCGATAGTACCATCTGGCATTCTGTGTTCATGTTCGGGAATATCAACCCTTCTAAAAGTCATATAGTTCTTGATATTCACAACGCCATCCTCAATAATGCCAACCTTAATTGCTTCAAAAACATAATCAATCATCCATTCACCAAGATAAATTGGTATGCGTTTTCCGCCTCTAAGTGCGAATCTATCGCTTATAATCCTTGCTAAATCATTTCTTCTTAACATACTATTTCTCCTTTAACTCTCAAAATAAATTGGATAGTATGCTTTCAAACCATTATCATCTATAACACAAACAAGCTGACTTGCCTTTCCTGTCAACCTCTTTTCAATAGTGTAATCGTCACCACTTCCTGCAAGAGATCCGCCACGTATCATCTTAATTTCATTTACCTCATCTACGGCAATTGTATGTAGATGCCCAGTAAACCAAGCCTCAGGAAACTCACGAATTACAGACACGAGTCTCTGCGTATCACCTTTATTAAATCCGTCATAATCTCCATGCGTCGCAACGTATGACTTTCCCCTAACATTAAACAAAGCGATAGAAGTATCTATATTATTTTCAATCACATGAAAATTATCCACATTATAGAGACTCAAACCAACAGCCCATGAAATCAAGTCATCAAGCCTATCATCATGCATTGCGTTATCTTTATTGGGCGCAAGCCTAGAGTGGTTACCACTAACAGAAATAAGATTTACATTATTAAAATGTTTGGACAGTTTATAACAGAAATTACTAATCAACTCTGTAGCAATCTTTACCTGTTCAATAACATTCTCACGATTTGTGACTTGAACAGTCTTGTGAATAATTCCGCTAATCTGATCGCCAAGGGATAAGACATAGCAGTTTTCAGAGTTATGAATTTTCTGCAATTCAATGACGTTGTCTATAAGTTCAGACATTCTGTCAATGGCAATGTCGGTATCGTAGCGCCCAAACCGATTATCAAACGTCGCTCCGATATGTAAGTCACTCAAAAGAACAATCATATCATTATCAGAGGTAAAGCCGCTAACAGGATGATTTGGGAACTGAATGTTTCCAATAGAAACGAGGGAGTCGGAGAGTTTGTCTAAAATATCTTCGGCTCGTGCATCGGCATAATTCTGCTTATTCCAAGCTCGTCTCTCATCCCTGAGTTTTACCTTCTCACGCTCTGCTTCTCTTCTAGTGGCATTAAGTTTGTTGAGATATTCATCCTCACTAAACTTATTGAAAACACCGCTCTCATAAAACTTTTTCGCTTGTTCATATGGCTTGCGATAAGCGCTTGATGTTCTATATTCAGACTCATCATTCCTATAATAAAAGTTTATAAGGTATGCGATATCGTCCCACGTTCCATCATATGCACCGCTATCCTTGGCTTGCCCAATCTGCCAAAGATAGGAGAGTTCACTTTGCCCCTCAAGAGGCTTAATGTTAACCAAGATTTTTTCTCCTTGAAATATCTTCACCATTTATGACACGCTGAAGAATCTGCATACTACGCCTGTCTTCCATAATGTAGTATTTGTTTTTCGTTCCAGTGACAATGTGTTTGTACGGCGAATTCAAAATCGCCTTTGCATACTGTTTCTGAATTTGTTTCAATATTTTCTCCTTTATTTCTTATATTTCTCTAATGAGATAACGGCTATGCCCGGTAACGATCCGGGGATTCAACTGTGACAGAGTTGCGTGTTGCCTCTACACTACAAAGCCATAATAAAAGAGAGGAGTGATTAGCCCCTCTCTTAAAATCTATTTAAATTATTTCTTCAACTCGTCTAAAGCCCTCTGAATAATTGCTTTATCACGAGCAGAAGTGGACTCATCCATCATCATCTGAAGTTCGTTCATCATTTTATCTGAAGAACTCATACGACTATAACCATCGTCATAGGCATAATTGCCTCTACCACCCATATTCATATTATTGTTTCCATAGGAGTATCTATCGTTATATGGCATACGTCCACCATAGCCTACTCCCCAATAACCATATGAGCCATCCTTCTCGTACTGATGATTTTCTTCCTTGCCCTGAATCTCCTCAATGTCCTTGAGCATATCCACGATTTTATTGGCAGTCTCAAGCGTAGAGGTAGTGAAATCATTCTGTTGTGTAATTTTCTTTAATTCCGTACAGAGCATATCTTTAAGATAATCAAGTTCTTTCATTTCCTCACCCCCCTTATGCCGTTCTATCAACCGTCAGATTTGCATTCTGAACATTGATTGGTACACCGCTTGTATTTTCAATCGAAACAGTTAAACAACACCCAGCCGGGACTGTAATGTTTGCCACTGAAGTCACATTGAAATAAGCGTCAACAGCAGTAGGAGTGACACGGGCACGACTTGTCTGAACAGGCTCACCATCAATAGCAATAGCAAGGCTTATTTCTCCAGCCGTACCATCAGTTGGAACTGCAATATTGCCATTAAAGGCGAGATGATATCTTGCAAATCTTGCACAATGGTTATTAACAATGCCTCTAAGAGTAAGAATGCCACTACCATTACGATGAATCACATATCCACGATTACACGGTATGGAGTCTTGCAATAATACATTCTGTCCGATTTCTACTTCCTGTATCGGGTTGTATACATACTCAGCCATTATTGCCACCCCCGATTATGCGCCACAAGAACAGCCACAACCAAAGTTAGGCATATTGCAATAGTTCATCTGAGATGCCGGATAGGCTGGAACAGGAGTCGGAGCGAGGTAGCGCTCAAGTGCGACAGTTTGTGCTTCATTATTGGCAATAATCTGTGCAGTCTGTGCATTCTGAGACGCTTGTCCATTTACATTATTGAGAGCGGCACGAAGAGAATCGATTTCATTCTGCATACCGCCAATTCTGTTCTCGTAATTCTGTTTAATGCCATCCATCTCAAGCTGGCAAAGCTTATCAATAACAGTCTGTACTTTTGCGTCAGTATTTGCACGAGTAGCCGCAGCTTCATTCGAAATCAGATATTTTAAATCAGATGTAGCCAATTTATTTTCGCAACAACAGTTCTGGAAAGACGACGTAACGGCGTTAAAGCCTTGCATATTAGCCATCTGATTACTAGCAAGCGTCTGAAGTACGTTGGTCTGTCCATTGCAACGAGAAATCTCAGCATTAGCAAAGCCATTAGTCATAGTAGAACTAAGACCCGTGATGCCACTCATAATCGCAGACTGATCAAATCCCCTCTGCACGTCATTGTTGATAACATATGGCATTGCGCCACCACCATTACCACCAAAACCATTGCCGCCCCAATTGCCCATTAAAGCGAAAAGGAAGAGAACGATAATCCAAAATGAGCCATCACCCCAGTTGCCAAAGCCACCGTTGTTACCAGTTACCGCCGCTACATCAGCCGCACTAAGTCCATTTTCTGAAGTCATTTGATAATTTCCTTTCTTAAAAATAAGTTGATATATCTACTAAACTTTGCGCAAAGTTAGTATCAAAACTTAAATCCTTGTACTCGGAAACCATCCTTTTATTCTTTTCAAAAAAAATAAGACAGAGTCGTAACTCTGCCTTTACAAAAACTATAAAAGTTTATTAATTGTTAATTGAGATATTATAAACGTCCGTCACAATTAATCGGACTCAACCTAGTCATTGGTAGGTAATTAAATCTAATGCCTTTCGCATAAAGGCGTTCTGGACGCATCCATACTTGCCACACACTCCGCAAAGTGCTGTCTTTCACCGTCAGTCCGCAAACCTCGGTGGGCGCTATATTATCTAAACGGAAACCTTGGGAAGTTTGGCATATTCTGCATCATCTGTGCCATTGACATAATCTGATTAAACTGTTGATTATTCATATTGCCGTTTCCCATTGAACCCTGTACCGCCTGTTGCGGATTCTGCATTGCCTGTTGTGGGTTTGGAACGTTGCGTTGCGCAAGCCACTGTATAGGATTCTGCATAAAATTATTGTATTCCGACATCAACTGCTGCATATTCATAAATGGATTGCCGTTCATCATTTTTTCTTTTCCTCTCCGAACCTTACATCAAACTCACGAGCCACGACCTTTCTTACGTCCTCTAAAGTAAAAGATGGCAGTGGCTGAATTGCATTTGTCTGCATGTCTACCTCGCCAACAAAAACATACTTTCTCTTTTTATTGGGAGCAGACCCATCAAGTAGAATATATTCAGTCGTATCTTGTGTTTGCTGTGGTTGCTGAGTATATTGAATTTGCTGTGATGGTTGCGTCTGAACAGTATTTTGATAATTACCCCATTGTTGATATCTTGCATATGGATTAACAGCAGAATTCTGATAATAAGGGGTGTTAAAAGACTGCTGACCATAGTTAAATAAAGGCGACTGTTGTTGTATTTGCTGATTCTGCACCGCCTGTTGACTAACGCCATTCATTTGTTGCCCAACCATATTATTATCTGCCATGTTTTATACTTCCTTTCGCCAATAATACAAAGGCGTTTCTTCGCCAGAATCCATCGTATCGTAATAGTCACCATCAACAACGGCGACAACATGTTTATCTGTACAAACTAAAAAAGACCCATGAGGGTTATCATCACAGAACTTTTTGATAGTGTATATATCCGGGTATGTATCTTGCACAATATATCTTCTATACCCTAACTTATATAAATATGCACCCCATACTTTATTAGATGACGGCATATCGTGCATTAATAATCCTTGCATACATATTTTTAAATAAATCGTGTCCCAGTCCTTACCAGTCAATCTACCGATTGCCCTTACGACACAATCACCAACTAGGTTTTGATCTGGGTTTAAATTATAATAAATATGCATTGGTTTCCTTTCATAGCGGATGTGGGATTTGAACCCACGACCTCTAGATAATGAGTCTAGCAAGCTACCGAACTGCTCTAATCCGCATTATATAATGACAGGCGTGTGCTGATTACTTCACATCATTAAGTCTGACATCATTACAGACACCCATCAAATAGTGTGTTAGCACCAGTGGCACTATTAAGAGGAATGCTCCCATTCCTCTGAACAGGAAGACGAGGATTTGAACCCCGACCGACAGTTTTGGAGACTGTTGTGCTTCCTTTACACCATCAACCTAAAAAAGACTACATAACAGCGCAGAGGGTTACCATGCGTCCTCATATACTAAACGACCAACCTTTTATCTGCGATTTTATAATCATTAGCCATTAAATAATAATTGATAAGCAATAATAAAATAATACTCATTAATCATTAACCATTACTAAATAAGCATTAAGCAATACTCAATCCCCCATTCAATATCCCTATGATTGATGAACCCAATCATCCATCATTTGGATTACCAAAAGATCTTCTATTACTTGAAATCTTTAAATAGCATATTGATTATTTAATGGGAAGCGATTTGTTTTATTATTTAACAACGGTCTAATCGCATCAAAAAGAATCGTTGAGATATGGTTTATGGTTTTCGTTATGCAGTCAATAGAATAGTTGCGCCTCGACGAGGGCTGTTAAGAAATTAGCATCGATATTTGGTCAACCATTATACATCAATTGTAATTGTATGCGTTGCATTTGAAACCTGAATAGCAGAATCCACCTCAGTCTCAAACTCATTAATCCACGCCTCAAGACGTTTGATCTCATCAACAATACCAATAGGATCTACGACCTCATAAGCATTCTGTTTGATGTACGCTTCTCTAGCAATAATAGCGTCCTGCCCGGTCGCTTTTTCCTTACTGCCAAACATTGACTCAACGAACTTATCGGCTTTCTCCTCGGCACTTTTGTTAAATCTCTCGACAGAACTCTTGGCTGATACATACTGGTTTCTAAGTTTGTCAAGCAACGCTTTCTGCACATCAATGCCATGCCGCATCATATAGATTGCCTCGGCTACAGTCATCTCATCACCGCAAACAACGATAGTGTTTTCGGCGTTTGACTTAGACACCGCTTTCTTAATCGCCGCAACAGTTTTAATAATATCAGTTACAGACTGATAAGAAGATTTCATTTCTTCCTTGGCAGTCTTCGTAGATACGCCATTAATTTTATCCGCACCTACTTTTGCATATGCAATGTACTGATCGTCTTCAAACGCCTTATCAATTCGTTTGTCAGCGGTCTTAAGATAACTAAGGGCTGCATGAATCGTCATTTCTTTTTGCATAAATTTCTCCTTTAATTCTAAAACTCAATAATAATTACTCTATATATTACTTCTGCTTTTTATAGCATTTTTTTGCAAAAAGTACGAAAAGTCCCCATTTTTTGGGGCTTGTCTCCATATACTGGACATTATAAAATGCCAGTTTTGCCCATAAATAAAGGTTTTTTTAAAATAGGTTGCGGTAAATTTTAGCAAAAATCAACAAAAATTAGATAAAAACTTTGTGCTATCTGCCCTATAAAGTAAGTTCATAATCTTGATTCCATACTTTCTTGCAGACTTAACTGCCGCCTCTTTATAGTTACCACCAAGATTTAAACCCAAAGAATACTCTATAAGTTTGTTAATTGTTGATGAATTCTTCGTTCTTATCTTTGCGACCTCGTCTGAATAGTACTTAGCCTTTAAAGATAATTGTTCTTTAAAATCACCATCGATTGAGTAGATCGGTTTTGTTGCTTCCGCAATCCATGCATCATACTCTCTGGCTAAGTTGATAATTCTTGAAATATGTCTATATTCTGGTTTGCCATTAATCTTAATAAAAAAGTTTTCCGTTGATATGGAGTCTGACGTTGATGCGTTCTGTATCTTATCTAATCGTTCCTCGACCCAATTCATCGGGCATGTTAACGACGGATCTACTCTGTCTCTTAATTTTTTCTTGCTCTTATTGATTTCTGAAAACGGCAATTCTTTACCATTCTTTGTGTATGGTATCGGGCGAGTGTACTTCATGAAAAGAGGAAAGTCATATTTCTTTTCCTTTAAAGAACCATCCTCAAATGTCATGATTGTTCTATGCATACAGTCTTGTTGCCCAATACGCTTGATTTCATCCATCCCGGAAACTTCATATTCTCGTTTACAGCCATCAATTATTAGCTGGGCAATTACACTGAGAATAATAAAATCATCCTCTAGTTGGCGAATCAACCGTTCATCACGTTCATCCTCATCCTTTTCCATCTCTGTAAAGAAGTATGAGATTGCAAGCATCGCCAAATTGGAACTCCATCCAATCCCAAGTCGTGCCTTTGCCATTTTGTTATCCATTGTCGCATATGCTTCGGGAGTATTATCGTATGAAATTCCACTTTCATTAAGCGCATTAACGATTGTTGGAAATCTTTCATAGCATCTTCTTGCACACTCAACCATTACAGGATGGTTTGTAACAAGTTGAAAATCCGAATCTTGGTCGCTGCCGTTCAATCTTGACTGAACATCCGTGCCTATACAATTTATAGCAACAATATTATTTGAAAAATCAAAATACTTTTCCATTAATGGATGATGAACGTTGTGAAAATATCCAACATTATTCATAGAGTTGTTTGGCGACCTAAAACCGCAAAGATATTCTCCGTCATTAAATCTCTTTGTATAACATTGAATTGTTCCGTCCTCGTGAACAAGAGTCTCATCTTTTTTCCAATCATCCCCGACGGCGTGAAGCAGGAGAGCATAAGGGTTTCCACACAATGTCAAATTATCACCGTTAACAAAAATCTTTCCCTGTCGCAACTTCCCAACGTATGAGTTTATAATTTTACGCTTCTCCAACCTAAACCATTTAGAATCTCCAAACTCATGATTGTGGTCATATAAGTCAGCCATCATTTCATAGTGGTTTATATCGTTGGCGTTCTTACGGAGAAACTTCTCAAACTCATCATTGTCCCTTTTGAGTAGTTCCACATATTCAACACTATCTTTACAAATCTCGTCAATCTCATCCTGTGTGGCTGGCAGTACATTGAGCATTTGGTAACTCAACTGTTGCTGGCTACCCAACTTAGACGGATGGTCTGTTTTAACGACGCCCCACAAACACCCGTCTTTCTTAACGACTTTCGCCCAATAAGAATACGGATTTCTTCCCATTAATTCGGAAAACTTTTTCCATTTAATGGCATTTTCAGTCGTAATGGCTTTTATGTTCTTAAGTAGTTTTTTCTTTCCAAAGTAATCGGTAACTTCATAGGTGTCATAGTCATGACCATTTTCGTCGCACCAGTCTTTGAAGAATTTTTGAATATGGGTTCTAAAAAAACAAGCCTTAAAGAAATGGTTTCTTAACAGCACCATGCCGTTAATATAAGATGGGAGAATAGAAGATTCGATAAGACCCTGTCCGTCAAACAATGTGTTTTTAACATCTGTTTTCTTTCTGTCAACAACACACATCTTTTTGGTTTCGCCGTTATTGTCGATGTATTCTTCCGCACGGACGACGTTTGCCATTGTTGTATAAAAACTGTCAACATCAGAAACGAACAGGATATCATCGACATCAATGTGTAATCTATCGATGATAGTGGATGTTGTTAGTGGGGCATAGGCAGACATTTCCACAATCTTTGCATTATGTTGTGGCATCTTTTTCCCAAGTCCCATTGTCAGCCACTTATACGCCCTGTCATATAATCTTTCATCTATAAACATGACAGATCCAATTTTTGCCTTTGCAGGAGTTCTAAACAACATTTTGTAATGGATTTTTTGAGACGACTTAATTGTGCCATCCTTATTTTTAGTTTCCCATAAAATGTCAACCCCCTCTTTATAATACTTTACCCGGATGTCGTCCCTCGACATTGGCGCATATTTTTCTTTATTGGCTTCAACGAAGTCGAGTTTCGTTTTAAGTCTTTCCACTAAATCAACATTGCCGTCTTCCGTTGCTTTATCTATTAACTTAACAAGTCTCTTATGTTCATCTTCATAAGACCGACTCCCAAAATCAAACGAGAGGCATACTATTGATCTAGTGGATTCTCCTTTGTATACATCAAGTCCATGTTCTTTCATATAGCAAAGAAACAGACTATTATTCAGCATCGCATCCGTATAAGTTAAATACTCACGTAACCCAAGATTATAGTCGTACAGTATTCCAGCACTGATATTCCTGATCTTGAGTCCATATTCACTTATTCAGTACCACCGCCTTTTGACTTTTTCGCCTTGATCTCATCGTTTAGCCTTTCAGAATCGAACTTGTAGCGAATCGCACCTAAAAGTTCTGAATACGCCCTCGGAATGTGATAATCAGAATCCTCATCACAGGCATCGCAATAATCAATCATCTCTTTTAACGCCTTAACTTCTCCCTCGTCAAAATAAATCATATAACTCACTCCTTTTCTTTATTTGCATACTGTCTTACAAGTTCGTCGTACAAATCTGAAATCGTCTTCAGTGGGATGCTATTTCCGTCATCATCAATAACACTGCTAGGCGACCAGTTTTCTCCGCAATTTAACTCAAATACCCAGTAATCAATAAGCGGATATTCCGCATCATCTCTAAAGATCCTGTCGAGCAACATCAACGTTGTATCCACCGTAGGCACATCTCTAAAATAATTGCCATTCATGCCAGTGCCTTTCATTGCCTCGTAAATCTTGTCTTGAAATTGCACCTCGTTGGCAACGCCAGTCATAATCTTTTCAAATTCATCGTATGTCAAAATATTCATCATGTATCACACCTCAACGTAAAAATCAAACAGACCATCACGCATATCGATCCGTCTAAGTTCACAGCCCCAAAAAATCGTCTTGTCAACTGTCTCTAAAAAAGAAATCTCATTGCCAAAAAGTTTCTTCATCCAGTTGTAAGTGTTTGCCGATACGCCAATTGTCGGGAAATCACCAAACTTGTCATGGACTGCATCTCTGATGTCAAGGATTTTATCAACGAAATCATCCTTAAAATCATCACTGCAAACAATTGAACCGGGCAGATTGATGTTTTGCTCCATAGAATTAATAAGTGCCATAAATTTTGCTCCTCTCTGTTTGGGTTAATCAATACTCTCTATATATTACTTCTTATTTTGTTTTGAATTTTTACACGAAATGTGTTGAGATTTGTTTTAGATTGGTTTTACACACCGTTGCGACTCTTCGTCCCATATAAGATATGGTTTTGGTAATGGCATCCACGCAATGACTGGGTACTCGTTTTGGTCTACAACATCGTATCCATCTACAAAATTATCAATAAGCCAGTTCTCACCGTCCCATCCCCAAATATCTACCAATGCAACGTCACTTGGCGGAAGATAAAGAGGATCAATTGAAACCATGTACAAATCTTTCGCAGTTGGAAGTCCATTCTCAACTGGCGTCCATTCTTTATATTCGCCCATACGTCTCCTTTTACTCTTCTTTTGTGATACTAAATAATTTGTTGTTTTTGTTCCCATAATCCCTAACCGTCGTAAAATGTAAATCAAAATCCGCATGACTTGAGGTTGCTACTCTGTGGATTGAACCATCGCCCAACTCAAAGTCCGTACAATCATAAGATACATCTATCGCACTATCTGGCGTTGCAACCACCTTTGAAGTAACCGTCATGTCGCCCATTTTTAATTTAAGATAAAACGGTTCTAAACTATTAATATCAATACACGACATGTCAAAATAACTCGTGCCACAGTATGGGCATTTGTTTAACCCCACATTGTACGGTGCTGCGCAATTAGGACAACTCTTACTTGCCACTCGCCACCTCTTTCTTAATAATTTCAAACATCTCATCCATGGTTTTGTCCCCGATAGGATATGTAATTTGGGACAAACTGTTTCTTGCAAACACGCCTTTAACAAGATCAATGAAAAATGTCACGGTTCCATCATCACCACCATAGAAATTTTCCCATTCTTTTTCGCTAAGTCTGTCTTTAATATGTAACTGCTCAATTGCGAGGTTATCAAAACTCACAACTTTAAATCCATTGATAACCTCATCAAGGCTACCCTCAAGATATTTCATTTTAGTAATGATAGGTATAAACAGACCATCATAATATTTTTTACCCCTGCCAGTTTTCTTATATCCAAGGATAAGAAGTTTTAAACCACGCCCCATAAGATATTGAATGTCTTCCCAAGGTGTAATCCCGGAAATAACATGAATGACTGCATTTGGAAATTCATTAATCGTATCTATAAAACCATCTTGTGTCGGATCTGTCAGAGAAACACCAATACCTTTAATAAGACCATGCCTCTCAAGATGACAGATTAAAGCCAGCATACTATCATCCATAAAATGGTTCTGATTAACTGTGACATTCACAATAATCTTTCTGTCACGCATCTCCGTTAAGAAAGGTATGAGGTCTGGATTTACTGGTGACTGTAGATTAATGGCAATCTCTGTGTATGGACGCATTGAATCAAAAAACTTCCATCCTGTAAGTTTGCCATGTTTGCCAGTGGGAGTGCAGCCATAATAACACCATTCACAACCATTATCGCAACACTGGCTAATCTGCACGTCACAACTCTCACTAAAAGCAAATTCAAACTCATCATCGAGGCTAAAGTGTTCCTTTGTCCCATCGTCATAAATTGTCGTCCATGCATTTCCGTTTTTATATGTTGCAATTTTTCTCATTACACGTCGTCCTCTAATTCAATGTAGCCTTTTAATACATCCATTGCATGATCCAAATCAATATACAATCTTGCCTCATAATCATCGTAATTTTCTTCCAGCCGCTTTGCCATATAATAGTGTGCGGAAGAAACACTTGTTAACACATGGCAATATTCTTTATCACTGAATACATACTGCTTCTTCATTTTCATTTTCCTCAATCATTAAAATCCACTTTGTAATTATACATAGCGGCATATAGCTTATCTGGAAAGTTTTTATATTTCTGTTTATATTCATCCGCTACATATTTTATTACCTGCTCCTTGTATTTTTTATAACAATTAAAGGCATCCATTTCTGTATCGAACCATCCAAGACATCTTCTAACGCCGTTCACATCGTTACATTGAGCGACATAATGATTATTATAATATTTAACACCTATACAACAATTTCCTCTATAATTGCTTCTTTTTGTAAATAAACAATTAATACGTTGATCTACTAATATACAAGATTCTGGAGAATATATTTTATTATTTTTTATTAGAATATCTTTATCGAGTATTATACATTTTTCATCCCAAATATTATTAATAAACCAATTACAAAAATATTGGAAATTATAAAATCTAGAATCTACACTGCATTCTTTATATGAAGCACCCATTGAACGATTTAATGACCTCGCAACATAGCATCTCTCAAGCATTCCTCTCCACGCCATATATATTCTTTTGTTGGTTATAAAAGAATATTCCCCAATTCCTATATACCCAACACCACACACACTTGGTCTGTACGGATTTTTAATTGTATCTTTTACGAAATTTGAATATTCAACATTTTCAACAATAGTACCATCGTCAAATTCAACATCTATATCATGGCAATTATTATATTTAATAATTGTCATTACTTGTCCATGTCTTGTTGTTTTCGTTTCACCAGTTCTATCTTTTAGTATCCCCACATAACATCACCTCTTTATCAATTATTCTAAATAATTGGGATATTGTATAACTATATTATTTACGTCTATCAAACCACATGTAACCATATCTGTGAACGTACTAAATTCGTCTCCCGTAATGATTGTTATAATATCTTTCCTAACAAGATAGTCTTCCAAAGAAAGATTATTTGATTTTAGAAAACCAGTAAGCAAACCTTT